TCTTTCTTTCATTTACATATATATTATATAACACTTTGGAGGAAAAATGCAAGTATTTTTGATTATTTTATGTAGAAAAATTATATTTTGGCTATTGTCAAGCCCATTTCCTATTCTTTTTCTCTCCTTTTCTTATTTACAATATAATAATAAACCCAAAAGCTAGGAAAATGCAAGTGTTTTAAGCAAAAATTTGCTGAAAATGTTGACAAAAGGGGGCAAGAAGTTGGCCACCAACTCCCATCTCATCTCCTCTATTCTCCACTTTTCACCACAATTTCCCACCTTATCATTTTTTGCAACATATCTTATATTCCCTTGTTTTAAATCACTTATATAGGAGCTAGTTCTTTACAGCTATACAAAAATATGGTATAATTAGGAGTTAAGAAACTCCTAGAAGTTTCGCAAACTCCCAGAGGAAGTTTACTTACTCTATTTATTTGCCTCTAAGATTTCATCAACCAATTCTTCAACCGAATTGGCATAACCTTCTCCTGTTTGTCCCCTTGTTGCTAAATCATAAACGACTTCACTAATGTAATCTTTCCAACCATCATCAAATTCTCCACATCCAAGCATATCTAATATAATGCGTTCAAACGCTTCTTCATTTTTATATATAGTATCTAATACATTTTCATCAATAATGCCACACCAACTTTCACTATCTTTCCAAGTTTGAACTCTAACATTATACATTCTAATTAACGTTTCCCTTTTTTCCATCTTAATTCCTCCTGTCTTTCTGTATTTTAAAACCTTTCTTTAAATATGTAAATATTACTATCTTCTTTTATTGGTACAAGATATCCTACAGCAATTAATTCATCTCTTGCTTTACGATACTGATCTCTTTTCATTTCCTCTTCTACTGCTTTTGGACTAAGCCAAAAATTGTATCCATCAGCATTTCTCGCACAATAACGCCATAACTTAAATGCCCCTGCGTTTAGCACTTTGCTCGCCACTTCCTCATCTATTCTATCTGTAATGCTATAACCTCGCATCTTATTAACTGGACTTTTTTCTACTATAATCTTTATTTGATTAGGATAACTTGCCATATTTCCCCTCCTAAGGACACGAAGTGTCCATTCTGTATATTATATTATATTATATTGTTATATTATTTCTCGGTGGGTTTTCCCCTACCTTGTGTGGTTTTCCCCCGAGTAAGGTGAGGTTTTTCCCCTAGCACTTAATGATTTAATAGGGGGAAATCCCCTACTTTTTAAGGTTTTTCCTCAAGTAATTATACTATAACATCATTTTGTTATTTTGTAAAATTTGTTTTTGAATATAGCAAATTAGGTCAAAATATTTTAATGATAAATTATATTAAAAGAATATAAAAAACAGAATATGGTACTTATTTAGGTCAATTAAGACCAAATTAAAGTTTTTTCATTTCTTAAAAAATAAAAAAAGAATAGCAAATGCTATTCTCCTATGGGCAGATCCACAGGTTCGCTTTGGACAGATTTAGAACATTCGTCAATGCTTTTTGGCTGTCGCCTGAGGTTATCTATATCTTGGGTCGCACACTACCATAGCAGCTGCTGGTAAGACTTGAGTACCAAGTTAGCCCAATTGCTCGCTCTAAGAACAAAATTACTATTGTTCTTTGAAAAAAGAATATTTAGTAAGTCCTCCTTATACATACCATATCCCAGCCAATATTCATACACAGGGGACTAACCGCCCTTGGCACATGCCTGCACCTCCACGTTTAGCCAAAGCCCTAGGCTTCCGACTTGCCCTGACAACATCTTTCGTTGCACCTTTCACCTGCGATAGACATTTACACCTTTCGTGTACAGTAAATTGCTTTTTTGCACCTAACGCAATCATAATTGTTAATGGATAAAGCGTAAATTTAGGCTACTTGGACTGCCGTCTGTTCTTATACACATCTTGCGATGCTTCAATTACGCAAAGGCTTTAGCGATCTTCACACCTTGCCCTTACCACTGTCTCCAGTAGTGGGATATGTGGGTACGCCCATGTTGGTCTCCCGATTTGCCCCGAACAGTTTGACATTATTTTTGACACTGATATAGCTGCACCTATAACTCCCTTGCCACTGCGTAGCTCCGAGCGGGTTAGTTACCTAACTAGCTAAGGATCTCACCTGTTCGCATCTCTGCTGATTGGAATTCTATCCCTTGAGTTATATTCCAGCCAGTGTGGTCGACACACTGTTTTTCATCTGGTTCTAAATATTCCCTTTTCAAAGAACAACGCACTTTAAACCCTAACGAATGGAAAGTGCTAAACATCCGTCCCAGCCCCAGTGGGAGTGGCTCACATTTTTAGTAATGTAAGCAACTGAACAGTCTACGATCAGTCAAACGGCTTGTGTTCTTAACAATAGTATTAGGAGGGAATCCACAGTTTGGAGCTGATATTTTCCCGCCACACCTAAGAGCTATTGTCCTACTACGAGTTGCTTCATCCTTAGGTAATATACAATTCGGACAACACATAACGTTTTGCTACGGTTCTTTATAGTGCCTTTTCCAAAATGGGTAGCTATTGTGTAAGATACATAAGTATCGGAGTTGCCACAACGGACACTTTAACTATTTTTTTACTTCCTTTGGGGCTTCCCCTCTTTAGGACTCCACCAGCGTAGAAGATTGCCTTTTATAAACTCCTTAGGACTGAAAAATCTATAGTGAAGGAAAGTGATAAATCCTTTTTTCAGTCCTAAGCAGTCTATAAAAGATAGACTACTAATTATGAAAGGAATGTGTCTGCAATTCGCTTTTACCAAATGTCTGTCTTAAACAGTGAATGATGGTTGCCTCGTCACCAAGCTCGGTTGGTTTGCAGAATAACTATTTTTTTCATTCTTTATAAATATATTATACACTACTCAAGGACTAAAAGTCAACTCTTTTGTGAAATATTTTTGAGATAAGTTTTTGTAAGGCATATCTATCAAACTTATCAAAAAATCTATGCCACATTCTTTTTAAACAGGAGAAAGAGTAAACTCATTTCGCAAACTGTTATGGCTCGTTTTCCACAGTGCTTAATTAGAAGGATCTTTCTCTTATGGCTTTGGCTTGTGAACCATCACTACCTACCAGCCTTACTAATTAAGTCTTATACATTTCCTTTTTATTCTTTTTTTTATTTACAATATAATTATATAATAATTATCTCATAAAAGTCAAGTATTTTTTTAATTTTTTTTATAGAAAATTTATGGCTAATATATTTTTCTCAACTCTAAGGAGAATGGTATATACTTAGTTCCTCTTACCAAACTGGAATACCAATAATTTTCAATTTTTGATAGCCTAACCCTTACTATCTTGGTTCATACTCCCTAATTGCCGACTTTATACTGCGTATCGCTTCACCCAAAGGATCATCTCAAGCACATATAGAACCTTCCCAATCCTAACTTTCTGCTCATAATAAGTGTTGCTTACGCACTATTTAGTCCCGTGTCCTCTGTTGCTTTCTAAATAGCCACATCTTATGTCAGTTGAAAGATGGCTTTAAACTGACTGGTAAAACCACATCATTCTTATTTCTCTTTCATTTTATATTAAAATTATAAATCATTTTACCACGAATGGTCAAGTCTTTTTTATAATTTTAATTAAATATTTAGTAGCCCGCCCAAGGACTATGGTTTAATCTGTTTCCAGATTTTATCGTGTTTTATTTGCCAGATAAGACCTGGTGATACATTATACTTCTTCGCTAATTCTACTTGAGAAAGAGAAGACGATCTAATTTCTAAGACTTGCTGTTCGTTAAGTTTTGACATTCCATTCGCTTCTCCCAAAAATTGTTTGGGACGTACAGATTTTAAACCTAACCTATAAGCCTCTTTTCCATTAAAACTGTGTGTACACCACTCGAGGTTTTCTACTCTATTATCCATTTTATTCCCGTTTTTATGGTTAATTACAGGGTAATTGTTTGGATTTGGAATAAAACTTTCTGCCACGGCTTTGTGGACTTTTATATTTTTCCTTATTCCGTTGATAGAGGTGCATATTTGTAAATAACCTATTCCTCCTGGATGTGGCTTATAAATATGATTAGTGATATGACTTCTTATTCGTCCAAAATTTGAACAATCAAATCTCCAACCGTAATCTACGCCTTGATAAACAAGTCCCTTCCACTCTTCATTCATTGGAATTTTCACCTCTATATTCCACCACGGACTAATTATTACCTTACTCTCAAAGTCCCTACTTGTGCAGTATTGTGATAAACCGAAGTTTAAAACTTATTACTGGTCAAGTTTTTGCCAATGAACCAAGCAATTTTGATTCACCCACCATCATCTGCAAGGTTTTCGCTCAAACCCCAACCCCCTGAAAGGTTATTAGACGAGCTATGATGGTGCCACCCTCTATCGTCCCGATAGATCCTATTTAAGAGGCACTGAAACGGCTGAGCCACACGTGTTGTTAGATACTCCCGATTGGAAGCAGTGCTATCTCAGATCGCAGACAGGCGTGCCATTCAGTTTCTTGACTTACCCCGCTGCTACATCGCCACAATATGTTAGAGAACTTAGATGCCTTCCGTCCTACAAGCCTTCAACTCGGACCGCCGAGGCTCTTCCCTATTGGCTTTGAGGCTCTTCCATACACCTTTAGGTTCTTCTCTCTAACACATTGTGCCAATGGTTTCAACATTCTCTTATATGAAAGAATGATACCCCCTGAGATTTCATTCTCTCATATAAAGGAAAGTTGTTATTGACATTTTCCTTGGTTTGTTATTGCTTATCAACAAAATCTTGCGTCAATTCGCAGTTATAATGTTAGCGTTGGGTCGCCTACCCTCTGTCAGCTTGCAGGTTTCTGACTCCATCTTCAAGTTTGTTTTAGATTTATAGTAGGGATTACTTCATAACAGGTTCAGGCTTACTCTGGAACTCTTGTTCCTACCCCAAGAGGTTAAGTCAAGTTTAGTTATTTCAATCTCCAGTTCACATTTCAAACTTGGTAAATTGTTGAGAAAGGAATTATAGATACGGTGCCGATTTACACTATAACACTTCTTAATTTATTTCTCATTTCTTTATAAATAAATTATAAACTTTTTTACTATAAGAAATCAAGTATTTTTGATAATTTTTTCTTAAAAAGTTTGCGAATTGAAACAAAATCTTCCAATTACTTGACCTTTTGCATTTAGGATTTGACCACTTGTTGCACCCTTTTTTTGCAATCCATTTTCTTCAAGAAATTTGTCAAGACTTGCTTTCATTTCTTTTAACAATGCTCCACCAGTTGCACCAAAATATTTCGTACCTGTTGGACTTACATCTCTTGATAAGAATTCAATTTCATAACTATACTTTTTATTCATAACTATCACTTTCCTTTCTATAAATAAAAAATCTTTTTTTCTTTTTTACAATATAATTATATAATATATTCGTAGGACTTTGCAAGTCTTTTTTGAATATTTTTTTCAAAAATTAAGTAGACATTTTCTTTCTGGAAGAAAATGAATAAAACACCATCAAGATTTCTTTATACTTATTCTTGATTATAAGAAAAGCTGATGCCAAGACCACTCTCATCTTGTGCCTTAGGGTTTATATTCAGCTACAAATAACACAAACACGTGGTCGGCAAGCTATGCCACGCCTCTTCTGCCGGGCTATGTGTCATTACTTTTACAAAAGCACGAGTGAGAAATGACCGCTCTCATTCATTCCACTTTACTTCGCCCTAACTCACTATTGCACTTCAGAATCTAATAGATATCCTACTGGGCTCAGACGTTCTCGCATCAGCTTCGGGTAATCACTCTATTGAAAAATATAATCTTAATGAATGACCAGAGTTGCACTGGTCTCAACCCCTCTCAGTTCAATTATATTTTTCTCAACTTTTGTAATTAAATTATAAACGATTTTGCCATCTTCGGTCAAGTCTTTTTTTATTTTTTTATGACGAAAATTGCAAAATGTCTGTTAAAGGTCTTGATGCAGGATCAACCGTGCGACCTTAATAACCATAAGAAAAAATGATAAGGTGGTTTAATAACCTATGTTTCACCACACGTTTACCGATTGGCTACGGCTTAACGGAGAGGCTCGGTCCTCCCATCGCTATCTATATTTCAAATAGCACACATATCATTTTTAAATCTTTGAATCGAGCATAAGTCCACGTCCTTTGTTCAGTCCCCCACAATTTCTTTCAGCTCGGAATCGGACTGGTTGCCAAAAAGCTGGAGCAGTAGAGATCACCAACTACCGTTGCAGCAAGTACACTTATACAGTGTGCTTAAGGACAAATCCCTAAATTAAAATCTTACTAATTCCCGCTGACACCCTCCTACTCTCCTAATGTAGTGTGTGTCCTTCACACAATTCTGGATACCGTTCCCATTGATTATGGGCGACTACTCAATATATCTTAAGCCTTTCGCCTCCTCGCCCCGCAGGGCAAGTGTGGAAATTTAATCCACTATCAATATATATTTCACTTCAGTCCAGTGAGTTAGCTGTTTACAGCCCAGCCGCGCGACCGCCATACGCCAGTCAGGAATATTTTTTTTCTTAACTTTATAAATAAATTATAAATGATTTTACTATTTTAAATCAAGTATTTTTGATAATTTTGAGTATTAAAAAAACGCATTAGTTTTTATCATCTGGTGCGTCTTTTTCATTTGTATCTTTTTTATTATACTTAAAAATTTCTTTTCCATCTACGGAGATTTTAATATCCACTTCATCAGCAGTTATAATAGCATATACAATTAAGCACAATATTATTAAGAAAATGCATCCTAGTATATCCATATCCATCTTCTCCTCTATCTTTTTTAATAATGGTGGAGCATCGGGGATTCAAACCCCGCTGATTTCCTGATTGCAAGTCAGGTGACCACATCAAGCAGTCCCATGCCCCATAAAAAATGGTGCCGAACCTTTTATGAATTGAGGACACTCTTATTCAAGGAGTGTTATAAGGTTAGGTCGTCATTATACCTCATAAATATTAAAGGTAAATTTCAGCAAGCTGTCCTATTCATATAGTTCTAGTCTCACTAACTTTTTATAGACACTTCTTTTCAGATTGTCGAACCTATATAATCAAAATTATGGTGCCCCCTGACGAACTCGAATCGCCGTGAGATGATTACAAGTCACCCATACTAGCCGCTATATTAAAGGGGCATGTTAGACTATAAGTCATACTTATGTCTATCTTTTCTACCATTACCAATATTTAATGCTCGATATGTTGATGTTAAACTATGACAATTTGGGCATATTAAGTCTAAATTATCTTCGCTATTGTTTAGATAATTCCCATCTATATGTTCTATCTCTAATGGAACTTTATTTGTGATAGGATTTATTTCACACCAACCGCATCTGCTACATTTATTATTAAACTTTTCTCTCATATATCTATGTATATGACCAGATAATTGGTATTTACCTTTTAATCCTGTTTCAAGTCCTTGTTTCCAACGCTCGATATATTGCTGATATTGATAATCGCATTGACACCTATTATCACAATATGTTTTATGGCGTTCGTTCAATTCCTTGCCACAGTTCTTACAGTAATGTATTTTCTTTTCCATTGGAAGACCTCCCGTTATTTATATAGTAGCTCTACCAATAATATATTATAAAATCTAGGCGGTTGCTCTACCAATTGAGCTAAGTCGGCATTATAATAATAGTAGTTAAGTAATATAATACTAAAAGAAAGTTTTTGCGTATAAGTAGGTTATCACTTTCAAACTCTTACAGAGGCATTGGAGTATTATATTATTTTATTTAGAATGACCTCGGCTTAAAACCTATGAAGATTTTAAGTCGAGCGACATTTATTTAAAGATAAGATTGGTGTTTTCTCTCCCTTTCTCACTTTGGAGGTTGGTCTTGAGTAAGATTGGTTCTATCTTTCTCTCCACTTCAACGCCATAAGTTATTGTCTGGGCTTGTGAGAATAGCTACTTCTCTACTAAATCTTATCTTTTTATAAATTGAATTTTTCCTTTTCAATTTACAATATAATTATATAATATTTTTCTATCTAAAGTCAAGTGTTTTTAATAATTTTATGTATTATAGGATTGCTTTATTTCTTCTCTTGAATGGACTTCTACTTATAGGCTATACTTCCACCTTTATAGACCGAGCCTAACATAAAATTATCTATTATTGTCTTGGGTTATTCGCCCAATAATTTAGAATATATCTTGCTAATTGCATGATATTTGGTTTTACTTGATCATAAACATCTATCTTTTCTAATTTAGTGCAGTCAGTTTCAAACAAATCGCCAACCATAATTTCATACTCAGCCTTACTCCAAAAACAATACATTAAATTATCATTAAGTTTTTCAATAAACTTATCTATACTATCCCATACTTGATTTCTCATTTCTGCTACATACTCTGAGAAACGAACACTATTGAAGATGTTAAAATTAACTATTTTTCTTTGGTTAATATCGTATCTTAGTACATTCCATTCCATATAATATTCTCCTTTTCTTTTTCTTTTTTAATTAAAGTTGAAACCTCATACTTTCCAAACTTTTTATCTATCTCAGTAAATACATCGTGTCCAGCAAATTTTAAATTATACCATTCTTCTCCTGTTTTACCACATTTATTACATTTCCAAGAAAATTTAAGCATATCATCCTCAAATTCTGCTGCTCCATAGAACAGATCTGTCTTATGACAGAATGGGCATACTCCTTGCTCATCAATATATTTCTTTTTCATTTTATCACTTTCCTTTCTTTTTACAATATAATTATATAATATTTAGCTCCTTTTATGCAAGTATTTTTGATAATTTTATTTGGATAACTGATTCTGCAGCAATTGCTTAGCCCTTTCATAAATCATAACGGTAATTCCTGTATCAAAATCGGTTTTCACCAAATGGTCCATGTAAGGTTCCATGTCAGTATCATCATCTAATATAACAAAAGCTGGACAGGGATGCTCTTTCAGCCAAGCATCAATTTCTGCTCCTCTATATCCGTCTAACCAAGGAGTCTTATCTATTACTCTTATTGTCTTTGATAATCCTGAGTTATATAGACACTCGCAAGCTAATCCATAGTCTTTTCGCCAAGTAGAAGTTATAACAATATCGGCATTGAATTCTTTGCACAATTTCTCTAGCCATAAGACAGCTTGAGTGTTAGACACTCTTTTATCTTGTGGATAACATAAATCAAAATAATACCCGTCTTTTTGTAATAATCTTCTTGCTTTTATAGGTTCTTTATAAATCATAAGAGTATTTACAACTCCGTCAAAAGTCGAGAAATACAACTGGATTTCCCATAACATCACCTCTTATCCAACACTGGCAAATTCTCTTTTACTGCCCTAATACACGCCATATAAAAACTGGTAGAACTGTAGTTTCCTTTGACATAAGCAACTGGATTCATTAACATAGCCGCTTCATCCATTATTTCTGCCCATCTACGCATAGAAAGCATTAAAAAGCCATCATTAAAAATCGGAATTGCAAAATTTTGATGAGTATCTCCACATATTATATAATTATTTTTTACTATCTCTTGTATTAAAACATCTTGGTGAAACTCGTCAAAAGGAGCCTCATGAACTTCTGGAGTACAACCGTACATAGCATCTCCTATTTGTATTTTCTTTTGGATTTGTTCTAACTCCTCATACGTCATCCATTTAATAATCTTAGGCTTTAACATATTTATTACCCCCTTAATGACTCCATGCGTTACCCAATAATAATTGTAAACGACACCATCTATTTATATTCATACGATCGGAATAACAAAACAAAAGAGCAACAAAACTATTCCACTGTTCTTCCCTAGATTGTTCCCCCATTTCATCATTTAAACGGGTCCACATTGACTGAAGGGCTTCAACAATTTCTTCTTGAGTAGATGTTTCAAAGAATTTTACAGTTAATCTATCCCACTCTTTTTTTATTTCTCCGATTTCTTTATCTAAATCTTTAACTTGTTCACATCGTGCTAGCAAATTATCATAATCTTCAAAAGTTACTCCCATAATATCAATTCTCCTCATTAATACTCTTCATAATTTGCAAGTCCTTCTTTATATTCGTCCTCTTTCCAATATTCAAAAGCATATTCGTATCCATCCCAATTGTCCACGCCCATTGCTTCTAAAGCTGCCAACCTATATCTATCTTCCAATAATTCAAGCAACTCTGTTTCTGTTAGTAAATATCTTTTTTCTGTCATTTTTATCCCTTCCTTTCCCGTTTTATTTTATATTATAATTATAAAAAAAAGACCTGGCGTTCGTCAAGTCTTTTTACAAATAATATATAGATAAACGCACAAAAGCGTAAAATTCTTGGTGGAGATGGTCGGACTTGCACCGGCGTCCTAAAACAAAATTTTTGTCATAAATTTCATTCTTACTTCACAAGTTTCGGTTGCATTCGTTCTATCCAAGCCTTACACCCCTGCAACAAATCTCATAAGGTTGGTCATTGTCTAAAATTAGTTTACATCAATTAGCCGAAAATGAAAACCAATTGAGCATCTGTCTTTGATGTTGATACGACTACATTTTTTCTGACAGCTTACTGATACTCATGTAGAAGGTTGTTTTAGACTACGCTAAGCAGTTAACTGCAAATAATGATTTAACACTATTAACAACTTTTGAAAATAAGTTTCCAGTTATTTTTTTCTTGTTATTTAACGCATAACTGCGACTTGTATTATGACATATTTTGCTCCAGTCGAAACTAAAAAACATCCCCGTTATAATAAAAAGAATCATACATTGGAGCAAATGTTTTGACCTTGTCATGAGTTAAAATTCCCATTAACTTTTCACTGTCATCTATTTGCTTAATATAAATTCTTGCTCTGTCGGTGGTTACTGCTGATCTTCCTCTCGGCTCTGTCATTTTTTGTGCAATTTTTTCTAAATATTTCACATCAGTGGTATTTATTTCTATGGCTCCTGACTTACCTCGTATAACAAAAACAGGTTTACCGTCTACCATTTTAGGCTTCGTATCAATAATACTACCACACCAGTCCATGTGATATTCATTGTGAATATCAGTAATTATTAAATGAGTTTTAATCATTACTTCGTGCATTGTTCACCATCTCTTTCTAGAGAAGCGAAAAAGTCTGCCATATCATTATTCATTTCGCTGGTGATGATATCTTCGCTATGAGGAGCGTCCTTAGATTTATGATGAGGATTACTGTTCTTCCAACACTTTAAAAAATGTTTTGATACTTCTTCTTCCTTCAAAAATTCTTTATTACAAATTGGACATATATATTTCATATAGACCACTCACTTTCTTACAATTGGCTCGAGGGGAAGGATTCGAACCTACGCATCTTGGAGCCAAAATCCAATGTCTTACCGCTTGACTACCCTCGAATCTTTTACTCTTGCAAAAATTCCTCAAGAGTAATATTTTCTATTTATTTCCATTCCCATATATACCCGTTTGCTGTTTTTCTCTTACCGTTAGCACAACGGCTAATATTGGGCATATAATTTTCGCCACCTATTTGACGAGCTGCTTCCATTGCAGAAGGATATTCCTTTATAAAATTACCCCTTTTATCATATTGGATTATTCTTTTAGAAGTTTTTTCTCTTGTAACTTCCCCCTTATTAAGAATTGGAATATCATTTGCTCGCATTATTCTATATACCGAATCTACACTACATCTAAATGTTTTAGCGACTTCTGTGGCATTGTGTTTCATTAGATATACTCTTATTATCTCATCATAATCTAACAATATTTTTCCATCTCCGCCAAGTGTAGCATTATACCCATCTTCATAAGTATTGTAATATTGTATCCAATATTGTTCTCTGCTGTTCAGCTCATTTCCGTGTCCAGTATCTATTTTACATATGGAAAAATTATCTTGTCCATACTTTCTAATGGCACGATACAATGGCCTTGTTTCACATTGTTCTTTTTTACTGTCTTTAATATGTTGTTTCCATCTTGCTTTAATTGAGAGTTCAGTTTTTCCAACATATTTTTTATTATTTATTTTATTTGTAATTAAATATATATATCCCATTTATCACACCTCTATCTATTAGTAGAACTGGCAGGAATAATAATATAAAATGGCAGGGGCGGTAGAAATCGAATCCACCCATCGGGATTTGGAGTCCCAATCGCCAGCCTTGGACATGCACCCCTAAAAAATTGGTGACCAGTACGAGATTTGAACTCGTGAATGCTAACTATTTCTTTTTGAATGCTCTTCCCTATGGCAATTCGCACATAGGACTTCACATTTTTCTACTTCTCGGTCAATTAGTTCTTTTGTTGCTAGAGAGAAAACTCTGCGACTATAATGAGATAATACACTATCCTTTTCTTGAGGATTAGTATGATGGAAGTCTAATGCCTCCACACATTTATCATATCCACATCTATTGCATTTTGTTTTTAAAGATTGAATATAATCACGCGTCTCTCTTTGTCCCTGTTTAATTCTCTCGCATTGGCAGTCTTTACATATAGAACGACTACCATTACCATTTTTACCGAATTTATTTTCTGGCAAATTTCTATTACACTTATTACAATGTCTCATAATTCACCTCTTTAAAACTAATTGGTCACCCAGCAGGGATTTGAACCCTGGAATGTCTGATAGAAAGTCAGATGTGTTAGACCGCTTCACCACTGGGCGAAAAAATTAGAAATAGTTAGTGTGTTAAACCACTTCACCAACTGGCCAGAACGTCCTACGGCTTCAAAAGTTTCGCAGGACTGGACTTACAAATAAGGCTTTAAGAACTTGTACTTCGTTCAAAGTTTCTCATTTTGCCATTAGCTTTTGAGGATAAGAGAAGATAAAATCTCCCTTATCTCCACCACGTAGCCGCCCTTATACTTTCAAAGAGCAGTAGATATATTGTCGCCAATATATCGTTCCTTCAATTATAATGCCGAAGATAGGCTGGGGCTACGATCTCCCATATATAAAACTCTTGTAGAAAGAGTATATATCTATTGGAGCAGCGTACCCGAATTGAACGGGCATCTTTACCTTGGAAGGGTAAGGTCCTACCATTAAACGAACGCTGCAACTATACACAACTTAACGTACCTTGTCAGTTGCCACGGCTCTACATCAAGCTCTGCGTTCCTTTTAAATGGCGAACCACTCTCCCATAATATTCAAATGGCGGTGCGTAGGAGAGTTGAACTCCTGTTGCTAGAGTGACAGTCTAGCGTCGTAACCGTTGGACCAACGCACCAATAAATGTAGAATGGACAGTATTAACCGACTGCCTGCGGAATGATACTCTTTTATGTGTCCCGAGCAGGGAAAGAAACCATCTACCTAGTCTCTCAAGAAAACTAAGGTCACATACTGCCATATTATAAACCATTGTATACCACAGTAAATAATACTAATACACAGTATCCGTCCTATGCAAAAGACCATAATTCTTTTTCCTCATACTGTCAACGCCGTTTCTTTTATGTGAAACGATAATATCCGAAGCCATAAAGGAGCTTCTACCTACCTGTTGACCAAGGCTTGTCGACAATTGTCGTACCACGGGTCGCATTTGATACAATCTCTTGCGTGTATAACAACAGCTATCGTTGGGAGCCACGTCTCACTAAAAGTGCCATCTCCCAATATTAACGGGGTCTTTTGTTCGGCTGTTATTATTAAAAATCCTTGCCTTTCTGCATTCTCCCTACGGGCAACCTGTGTTAAGACGCATCTTAACTTCGATCGGAACTATTATCAGCATAGCTATTGCCTAAGTTCTACCGAGCTTTCACTGTCAATCCAAAGACTTCAGAGGGCATCTTATATAAATAGTATTTATCTTTTACTTTATATCTACTGCTTCATATTGGACTATTGGAGTAATTTTATATTCATTTAAAATTCTACCTTGATAAGATTTCTTTTCACTTTCTACTAACCCGTTTTCACGAAGACGAAGCATATTCCAAGTAATTTGATTTATAGTAAGTTTTTTTAGCTCCTCGTCATCTGTTTCATCTAACATCTGAGGACCAAAAGCCCTACCCCTAAAATCACTTTTTAAAACTTTCAAAATAAGTTTTTGGTTATAGGAAAGCTTTATGCTTGGAATATCATCAAATATCACTTTCATTAGCTTAAAAAAGTAATCTTATCTGCAATAAGTCTTAATCCATTTTTGCTTCCAATTAAATGACCTTTTATTCCAACTATACTACCAATTCTAATATATTGTTTAAGATTTTCATACATACCATTCGTTACTCGAAAAGAAATTTCGTTAGCATCATTATCAGTTAATCTAATTTTAGATACCCACATATCTTCTTTTTGAATAAAGTCTTTTATTAAACGACCTGTTAATACTACTTGATTCATAATCTCACTTTCCTTTCTTTTTTATTTTACAATATAATTATATAATACTTCTCTATTTAAAGTCAAGTATTTTTTTAAAAATTTTGGTAGGGGATGAGGGACTTGAACCCTCAATGTGTTACCACACCAGGGCCTAAACCTGGCGCCTATACCAATTCGGCTAACCCCCTATATTCGCAGCTCCACTATTGTTAGGCTCAAGAGCATGACAGTTGGGACACAATATCTCTAAATTATCTAAATCATTATTCCAATGATCTCCATCTTTGTGATGAAGTTCCAAGGGAATTTTATTTCCTTGCCATTCTGTTCGCCCGCATCGTTCACAACGATGTTCTTTTAGCCCATCCTTAATTAGTTTTTCTTTTAATTTATGAGAGGTTATAAATTTACCAGTTCCGAGATATTCGGCAGCTGATTTGTATCCTTCTCCGTTTTTAATACCTTTTCGAGATGAATTTCCTTTATAACTAATTCCCATCTTATTCAAATAGGAATTAAGAGTCTCGGGTTTGCACTTAAAACGTCTGCACAACTCTGATTTACAGCCATTTTTCGCAATATGTTCTAATATTTCTTCTTTTTTGTTAAATAGATCGTTTCTCATTTTTTATTCCTCCACTTATATAGTGAAATGGTAAACAAAAAAATATATATAATTTAGTGTATACCTATGTTAATCTATGGGTTCTCCAAGGATATTATCACGTTCACCTTTTCCATTTACATATACAACTTCCTTGTCATCACATTCAATAGCTTTTTGAGCATAAGATACTAATTCATCTATGAGACCTTTTAGACTATCTACAGTATTAAAACCATCATAATCAAAACCTAAATTTATAATAAGCTGACAATACTTGTCCTTTATTTTTATCTGTCTTTCTAAATCCATTAGTATCAACTCCTTTAAATTAAAATATGGCTCGGAGTGAGGGATTCGAACCCCCGTGCCGATCACTCGACATCGAGTTTTCAAGACTCGTGTATTCAGCCAAACTCTACCAACTCCGAATATATTATTCCTTCCATCTCCATATATATCCATACGCACTCTTTCTTCTGCCATTTGCTACATCACAAATATGTCTTTGTGTATTACCCATTGCAATTTCAGCTTCTTTTGAAGACGAATATTCTTTTATAAAATTACCATTTTTATCATATTGGATCACTTTCTTCGAGTTCCTTTCTTTTGCAATTTCAGCAGAACCAATTATAGGAATATCATTTAATTTCAATATTTTATATACGGAATCTTTACTACAATTCAACACTCTTGCAACTTCAGTAGCATTGTGCATCGTCAAATAGGTTTTTATTATTTCATCATAATCTAACACTATTCTTCCATCCCCACCAAGCGTAGCATTATATCCATCTTCATAGGTATTGTAATATTGTATCCAATATTGTTCTCTTTCTGAAAGAGTAGCAACATCACATCTCTCTATTTCTTTAATAGAAAAATGTTCTGCTCCGTATTTTCTAATGGCACGATATAAGGGTCTTGTTTCACAGTCTTCTTTTTTACTATCATTAAGATGTTCTTGCCATCTCTTCTTAATAGATTGTGTAGTTTTACCAATATATTTGTGTCCGTTAATATTATTGATAATTAAATATACATATCCCATTTTTAATCACCTCTATATATAAGTATATATTGGCGTATGGTAATACAAAATATGGCGGAGAGCATTGCAATCGAAGCAAATACGATTAATTCGTACGAGCCGCTTAGCAGGCGGTCCTCACTCCTCGTGAGTTTACTCTCCATTTTTTAATACCATAGATGAGAGAAATATTTAATAAACAATCTCATTCCATAGTTTATTTGTTTTTGTCTATTTTTGCTTCTTGCTTTTCTTTCTTGTTCAGAAACAATTATATTCCTATCTTCGTGGATACAGTATAACTTAAATGCTTTTATCATCTTACTTAAGATATCTTTCCATTGTTCTTCTGTCATATAACTCGGGTGTCCATATAAACAATTATCTTGGAAATATCTTAAACGTCCATAGATATATACTGCCAAAGAGAAGTCAAGACTGAAAAACTCGATTCCACTAAAACCTTCTTCATCGGGAATATTTCTATCACAAATATCTTCATATCCCTCAAATGGAAAATCTGTTGATTCTAAACCTAATTCTTTATAATAATGTGTATATTTCATTTTTACACCCACTTTCTTAAAATGTATAGACTAGAAATACAAGAATCTTCGCCTGTAAGCCCCATTATTCTTATATGTGGTAATGCTTTGTACTCCATTTTAAACAAAACCCAATTCTAATCTAATAGATACGCTATTGCTTACAGACTTGGAGTTGCGTATCCAAATAATAATCTCAATGGTGGCTGCTCCAAGAGTCGAACTTGGTTCTTCAGATTTTCAGTCTGACGCTGAATCACCGGACTAGCTCAGCAGCCATATATAGAAAAGTTAATTAGGATTCCCACCTAAACCTTTATCCTCCCACGGATAATATTCTAAACATCAGTCAAAAATTAGCTACTTTTTAACTGCGGATGGTAGTATATTACATCGGTTAACCTAATATAATGATAATACTTTCATCTTAAACTATTAACTTATCAAAATCAATTTAATTCTATAATGGTAGGCGAGGTGAGACTTGAACTCACACGCTTTTTTACAAGCACGGGATTTTCTTACTACTCTATGTTGCCATAGCCACATTACTGTGTTGTAGTCTGGACTATACCTTCTCCATATCTTATGACTTAGGAGGATGCCGTCTAGTCTCTACACCTTCTTCTTATGAAGCTTGGCTCGGGATTGTCCATTATAGGAGTTTCCCCGAATTTGACATCATTCAGTCAGAGAGTTTCCTACTCTGCTGCTCTTTTTTTATTCCTAAAATTTGGTGTTAAACTATGACAATTAGGACAAAGTAATTTTACATTATTCTCTAAATTGTTTAAAGGATTACCATCTATATGATGGTTTTCTAATGGTATAGGCTTCCCCATCCATTTTTCTAATCCACAGTTCTCACACCTATATCCTCTTATTTTCACCAAAGCTCTTTTTAATACCTCGCTTTTTACTTTAACTCCTTGTTTAAATATAATATCTTTACGCACTATATTTTTATTCCAAGCTGAGCCTGTAAAGTGTGAAGTGTCTATATTGTATTTAGATATTAGTCTATCAGCAACTTCTTTATAAGAGCCACTATTTGGACTATAACCCATCTTAATATAGAAATCTCTTTTAGAGCTTGATTGTTTTGCTATTTCTATGATTTGTTCAGGAGAATATTTTTCTTCTACTCTCATATTTTCACCTCATAGTTATAGTATTCTAATAGGAACTAAACTTTACGAATACCATCAAAGTCCCGGGTGTCTACCGATTTCACCACTCGCCCATATTTTCTTTTCTTTCTTTTCTATAAAAATTATAAAATATTTTGCAACCTAAGTGCAAGTCTTTTAAAAAAATTTTTGGTGGATGAGGGGAGACTTGAACTCCCAAATCATTCAGACACAAAGGTTTGAGCTTTGCATGTTTACCAATTTCATCACTCATCCGAAATGGTGGAGGCCGAGGGTATTGATCCCACTCGGTGCAATGCAAAAGGTTTTACAGACCTCCCCGTCTCCTTAACGGACTATGCCTCCATAATATGGAGCACCCAGGTAGATTTGAACTACCGATCAAAGTGTTGCAGACTTCCGCCTTAACCAGCTTGGCTATGGGTGCATTATATGGTCGGATTGGCAGGATTTGAACCTGCGAGTTCTCCTGCTCCCAAAGCAGGCGGGGTAACCAAACTCCCCAACAATCCGATATGGTGTCCCTGATAAGATTTGAACTTATAATCTATCCCTTAGAAGGGGATTGCTCTATCCAATTGAGCTACAAGGACATCTGGGGTGCTATGTAAGAATCAAACTTACAAATACTAGAGCCACAATCTAGCGTGTTAATCATTTCACCAATAGCACCATATTTGGTTGACAGACTGAGATTTGAACTCAGAATAAAGCCGTATCAGAGCTTCGTGATAACCATTTCACTATCTGTCAATAATGGCTGGAATGGTGGGGCTCGAACCCACGACCTGCTGTTTAACAGACAGCTGCTCTACCAACTGAGCTACATTCCAATAAAAAACCGTAGATACTTCTAAGCATCCACGGCTACCCTATATATAAACATAAGTTAAGAGATTAAGAGTTATCCCCCTTCTTATGGCATTGCCTATATAGAATATCTGTGTATGCTGAAAATACAGAACTAAATAGCGGTCTGTTATTACAAATATTTAACGAACTGTTTAATTGATAACCTAATTCCATATTTTCATCTCCTTTTTTATTTTACATTATAATTATAAATCCTTTTTGTTTCAAAAGTCAAGTGTTTTTTTAATTTTTATCTTCATATTTATAGGGCACAGATAATATTTCCTCTATAATTTTTTTACTATAGTTGCACTCATATATTACAACTTTCTTTAAAAATCTTTCTAATTTTGGTTGCCAATATCTTTTGGACGAGTGAACTTTTATGTGACATTTTTCACATAGCCGAATTAAATTCCACAAAGAAGTTGGTCCTCCTTCGCTTCTGTATAATATATGATGAATGTGTAAATTTTGAGTTGAGCCACACAATGCACAATAAGGACAGTGTTCTACTATGTATTCATAAATTTGTTTTTCTGTCATATTATAGTTCTCTAAGCGTATCTAAGCCTACTTTAAAGTTTTCTAATTGTTCGCACATTTTATCATAAGGTAAACATAGTCTTGCACATTCATTTTTTTCAGATGAATGTTGCTTTTGTAATGAAATAACTCCGTTAGCAAAAATCTTCTTATCTACGAGAAACATATCAATACAGTCGTCTGGTTTAATTATAATCAACAAAAACTTATCTACATTCCTTTTTTGACCAAAATGTAACTGATTAAAGGCAACAATGTTATTATGTCCAATACTTGCTACTTTTAATTCAATTTTAACTTCATTTTTGCCCATTATATAATCATAGTTTTCATTAGTTCTAATCCACTGTGTTTTTATTCCTTCTGCATTAAACAACCAATAAAAATATTCCTCCATCATAGTCCCTTTTCCTTTAGCATTTGGTAGTGTTATATATGGTAAGTAAATACTATTTTTATATGCTTCTGTCTGAGAACTGGTATGTTTTAAAGCCAATTCTTCTAATTTTTTTCGCTTCTCATCTAACGTCATTAGACACACTCCTTTCTAAAGATCTAATATTGTCATTACTTTATTTATATTAGCAATATTAAAAATATTACTCTTCCAGTCATAGGAACGATCTCCGTACACCTTAAATAATATACTAGAAAATTTCTTCATAGATTCATTGCTTAAAACCTCTAAAGCAAAATCTTTTTTACTGAGGTCATAATTAGCCATTCTTAAGGCGTTCTCAGCATCATTTATATATTCTGCTATCTTTCCCTCTATGTTATGTATGAAAGGCTCATATTCAGGGAAAAAAGCTACTAAATCATCCTGTTTATTTTCAAGGACAGCTTCTAAAAAACTTCTTTGAGACAAAGTGTTGTTTCTCAACAAATGCATTGCTAAATATTCAGAACCCTTCACTTTCACTCTATTGAAGTTTTCATCTACTAAAACAAAACCTTCCTTATCTGCTCCAAGTGTTTTTGCTACATCAATTGCTTGTTCTACTGTTTGAATGTCGTATAATTTTGGACGAGAGAAGTTATTATTTAAGTTCTCATCATTAAAATCATACGGAGTCCATTCTTGTCCAGATTGATTATCTCTAACCCCTAAAAAGAATAATTCAGTGTTTTGATAAGGAACAACTATTCTGTTTAAAGGAGATACTAATTCAAAGATAAGAGTAAAATCTCTATACTTTTTAAAATCTTCAAGTTTCATATTAGTTTTATTCAGTGCTTCATTAAACAAATCCTGATAAGTCTTAATTTTATTAACAGGTAATAGAATATCTGCATCAGCTGCATCTATCATTCCATTAGTAGAAACTCTCACATTGCCGTTTCTGTCAGACCATACTTTTACAATTGATCCATCAACCTTTTCTAATGCTCTTATGTTTTTTGTTAGTTTAGCAGCATGAGATTCTTGTACATTAAAAAACTTATCAAAAGCACGACAGGCAACAGTATAATCATTAAGGTCTATAATTACTCCTCGACTTTCCTGAACTATTTTTAATGACATGTCGCTCTCTAATTGATTATACTTAAAAATTGCGTAATTATCTTTTTCTTTTATAGATAAACAATAAGGAGATTGAGTTAGCAACTCTCTCCAGTTGTCGTTTTCCTTTAAAAACTTTATTAGCTCCATAATTCTCAATCTCCTTTCTTTATATTTATATTATATAACAAAATGCAAGAAAAAATCAACTATTTTAGTTAATTTAATCTTCTATTGCATCATAGTTTTCTTTTAGATAGTCCCAACATTTTTCTGGTGAATCTATTACTATTTCGTTCGTTGAATCAGAAGTCAAATAATAGCTAAACTTACCATTATACATAATTTCTGATGTACAAGGATAATCTGGACAAATTATACTATCATATGTAGCATATTCTAATAAATCTGTCGCTAATACTATATATTCAAATAAGCTGAAATTACCGAAATCACTACCAATTTTTCTATATAAAACATCTATTTTATCACAAATCTTTTCTATTTCCTTTATTTCGTTGATAAAACCACAATAACTTTCTTTATCTAAAAACTCTACTTCTGCGAAACTCTTTATTATTCTATCTAATAAGTCTTGCATTACTTTAACAGAAAAAGTTCCCCCTAACTTTCTCATCTCTTTATCAATTTGTTCCACATACTCATTTAATTCTTTTAGTCTTGTTTTACACATTTCCAATTTTTCTATTCTTACTAGTCCCATATCATATTTGTTCATTTAATAACGCCTCCCTTATCTTTTGTTTTAAATAAAATCCTACTTCTTCTTCTAAGTCTATTTCTTGAAACTTATATTGTTTATTATCAAGAATAGCCTTTGCCTCTTCTATTCGCATTTCTATATCTTTTTGTATTTGTTCCACAGTTAATCCATTTAAGCCTCTTTTTATCTTCTTCATATATTCTGCCCCTTCTCCACAATATCTCAAAAAAGGGAAGTTCAAAGTATTCTTATTTTCTGCATATTTTATAATATCATATAATCTAACTATATGATGATATTGTTTAGGATCGCACCCAAATTTACTAAATTCTTCCTTTTTGCTTGGGTATTCGTGTAAAAATGCTTTTTGTTTTTCATACATACCTCCTAATAATGACATTTGATTAGTTGGTATAGAAGAAAATAAACATTTTAGATAAACATCTCCGATAAAATACGGAGTATGAAAAGGTTCAAGGAAAGAAAAGTTTCCCTTTTTGACTACATTATAAAAAGTAATTAAATCTTTAACATCACAGGCACCATTATCAAATTCTCTTACAAAACTTATATTTCTTTTAAAGACTATGTCGTCTATCTTTGGTAAGACGATCGCCTTAGCATCTACATCGGAACACTCATCTGAAACTCCATAGTTTTGTGAACCATAGAGTGCAATGTAAAGTACATCGTATCCGTCTTTTTCTAATGCTTGTTTGTATTTTAATAAGGTTTCCATAACACTTTTCATTTTTTTCACCATTCCTTTCTTTTTATCTATAAATATTATAAAATAAAGACCTAACACGAGTCAAGTCTTTATTTTATTTTTTCAATAATTTCTTCCCAATTTCTATTGTCCCAATTATAATACGGTTCGTCATAGGAAAAATCTTTAAGATATTGTTCTTTATATTCTTTCATTGTTTCCACATACTCTTTTAAAAAGTCTTTATAGTCAAAAATATAATGAAAGTCTCTTGGCTCATCTACATACATATAGGAACAAAAGATATGAATTTTATCTCCCCATAAAGCAGTATGAATCCATACATCTTCTCCTTCTAGATCAAACTCCTCATCCTTTTTGTTTTTGGCATCACTATAATCTAAATTAAATAAGTTGTCTAGTTGTTCTTTCACGTCATCTAAATAAGAAAAATGAAACACTTCTCCGTTTTTATCAGTGTAGGAATATCCTTCATCTTTCCTTTCTCCAAAAGAAACTGTCATCCAACCCGCATAAATAGAATATATATTAAACATATTATACATCTCCTTTCGGTCTTAATCTGTCCCCATCTGTTAAAAGCTTAAGAGCTTCAAAAAAGTCATCTTTTAAAGAAGGATATTTATTTTTTAACTTCTTTTTCATACTTTCAAAATCCTGAAAATTAAATATATAATCATGAAATTCTATCAACAATGCAACGTCTGCATCAAAATCCCTGCCAATAGTATCTGTCAAATATAAATATGTACTTACATTAGGATGCCCAATAAAGTGATTAAAACCTTCCTCATCCGTTGTCTTACAGAATGGTTTTCCCAAATCATGATATATAGCCGCTTTACAAGCTTTGTCGTTTTCTTTACAATAATCAGCTGTTCTTAATATATGCTTTCCTAAGTTTTCTGAATGATGTCTATTATGCTGGTCATAGTCCATTAAAAGAGCAATTTTATCTCTTTCAAATCCTCGCCTTTTTGATTCAGTCCATACATATTTTATATCATCATAATGATACTCATATAAAGTGGGAATTTGAAAAGATCTTATCATTTGCATTAATTTATCTTCTGGAAGATGTCTTTCTTTTCTTGTCTTATTTCTATGAAAAAGAGTTTTAATAGAACAAATACATACTGTAATCTTAATGTACTTAAAATATTTTTGCATTTCTTGTGCTAATGCTACACGTCTACCTCTGTTAATATTTGTTGCATTATAAATAACATTTTTATTCTCTTTCCCAGCATCTCTTGTTCTCCTATTCATTTCTTCAAAAACTTCTTTATTGTGGGTTTGATCTTCATACCCATACAACTCTACTCGTAAATCATCACTACTTAATATTAAAGCATTGTCAATGTTGTTCTTTATGAAAAAATCTTTGCCCGAAGCTGGCAAACCGACCATTATTGTAAGCGTATTATTCATAGTATCACCCTTTTCTTTTTTTTTATTTTATCTACTATTATTATAAAAAAAGAACCTGACAACTGTCAAGTTCTTTTGATGTTTTTATCTTTAATTTTTTATCCCCTTGTAGAGCATTTACTTTTGCTATACTCTATTACTTTACCATTTTCTCCAACTACCCAGTATTTGTAAGAGCTCTCAGCACTTACCCAGCCGCTGGAGCTATGATAACCGTCATAACAAAAAACTTTTTTCCTAGGTGTATCATAACCCATGGTGCACCCTAATATTAGAAAAAGTGTCAATATTAAGATAATAACCCTAATTAGCATTGATTTTTCAATACTTATATTTATTTTTCCTCGATTAGAGGAGGGATACTTATCATCTTTTCTTTTCATTCTTTCTTTTCTCATAAAAATCTATCCTCCTTGTAGGATAAATTAAAGATAAAAACTCACCATCCGAATTCCATCCAATGCTTACTAAACAAGTCCATAGATTCTTGAACTTTTTTATAATTATCTTTGATTATTTCTACATCAGTAGTATCCCAATCAAATATATGACGGTAAAGTTCAAAGCCTTCTATGATTTTATCTACGATGGTAAAGTCATAGACAATCATTTTACTTGCTTCTTCTTTAAACATTTTTAAGCGAGGAATTATAAATTCAATAAAAGATAAATCTAAATTCCAACACTCTTCGCTCACAGGATTGGCATAAAAATGATTTGGTTTTTTCATATGTCTATCATACTTATCTCCAAATATTTTTCTAATCAATCTTAGCATTTCTGCTCACCTCCTTATGAGGCAGAACTCTTATGGTCTTCTTGTGAATATTCTACCAATTTACCGTTCTTTAAGCGAACATACTTAGAAATTATATCTCTATAATTTATTACAAATCCTTCTACAGGTCTATTAACTTTTTCTGTATATTCCTTATAGATATTGTCAAGCATTTCTTTATCTGGTAAAGTTTGTATTTCGCAAACAGTTGGAACTATTCCAAGAAACGAAGGAAAAATCTGATCAATGAAAGGGTATATAAATAAGTCGTGATTGTATCTAAAATTGCACAACTCAAAACTCTCATTTATATTTGCTTTTGCAAACATATACCATTTTTTATCAAATGTTCCTTCTGGATATTTAGTAGATCCCATTCCCATCCACTCGCCACATAGAGCAGAATTGTCATGAAGGTTCTCTTTTAGTTGATTCCCGTTATCTTTTAAAAACTGATATAATCCTTTGTACATTACATCTTTATACTCATCAATTTCAGAAAGAGAAATTAGTGTCTTTCTTTGTGCAAACCATAATTCTCCATCTTTTTTAAAGAAAACTAAATTTGAACCGTCCATTTTTTCTGTTAAATAAATACGGTCTCCTCTTTCACTAATTCTCTCTGTTTTTGGATATATACTCTTTTTAATCATAATCTTTTCTCCTTTCATTATTATAATATTATTATAAAACTTTTTACTATCAAAAGTCAAGTATTTTTAGTCATTAATTGGTTCATCATCGATCACGACCATATTTACCTTATGTGTCAAGATAGTGCAAGAATCTAAATAAGTTACATCACCGCCAGGACGTGTAAATAGTGTTTCATTATCTGGTTCTAAATGATAACATTCACGGATAGTATCTGCATCAATATGACCAAGATAAATATGTTTTCCTGTGTCATTCCTTAAGAAAGCTGCGTCTTTAGGTTTTGCCCAATGACAGTCTTCCCATCCTTGTAATGGAGTTCTCCAATTACCATGAGTACAATCTATCATACCGTGAGTAATAATAGAATTTTTTAATTCTAAAAAGTCTGGTAAAGATTTAAGCCAAGGTAGTAAGTCCGGAAATTCTTCGTTAATTTCTTTTGAAGTATCTTTAACAAATAATTCCCATTCTTTACTCCAATCTTGATCAGTCATCTTTCTTTGTTCATCTGAACCATACTTTAGATTAATCATTGTGTCCCAACCCGCCGTGCGATGCGAGAAATCATTTATAGTGGCACTAAGTCCATTTCTACGATAATTAAAAAAACACAAGTATGGATTATTACATTCCAAAAAATCTACTAACATAGAATGATGATTTCCTGCAAGTACAATGGCTTTTTTCTTGTCAGTTAATCCTTTTAAATAATTATATAAAGCAACTGATTCTTGTCCTCTGTCGAAGACATCTCCAGCAACTACTAAAATATGATCCTCATTTTTTTCATCAAAACCATTCTCATTAATAGCATTAATTAACGCAGTATAGTCGCTGTGAATATCAGAACATAAAAAGTATTTTTTCATAATCTTTTCTCCTTTCTCACTTTTCTAAAAATATTTTATAATAAAAAGGACTCAAAAGTCAAGTCCTTTTAAAATTAAAATGACACCCAGTTTTTATTTTATTCTGTTAGAACTCTGGTGACTAAAACTAACATATCGGAGAGCGACTCCGAAACCCCTTTTAATATCGTGCCCATCACTCGTAGTGCCATAGAGATTTTATTCTAAATGACCGCACGTCTTTCTACGAGCTTAGAAACTTTAAGTTTCACATATATTATATAATAACAAATTATTTCTGTAAAGACTTGTATTTTTGTTTTTAAAAAAATTATTATTATAATAATGAAAAGAAAAAAGAAAAAGAAAGTATGCAAAAAATAAAGAAACATATTTATAATATAATATATATTAAATATATGAATAATATCGCTCATTTCATTTCGCTCCATTATTCATTATAATATAATTATATTGCATTTTTTATTTCTGTAAAGTTTTCTAAAAAACTTGACTTTTTCGAGCAATATATCTTATAATTTTATCAAAAGGAGTGATTATATGAATTATAATGTAATGTTTTTAAATATTTTTTCTTATACTGAGGATGAAACAAATAATACATTTAGATCCCCAGTTGCATTTGATCCAAGAAAAACACACACAAGACAAAAATTAATAAAAGCATTTGAAGATATCGCAAAAGAACATTTCCAAACTTATGGTAATTGGTTCGATACAGATAATTTAGTTTTTAATGAGAATACTGAGCAACAAAATCGCTGGCGAAATGAAGATATCTATTATTTTAATAAAAATAATTTAAAAGTGATAAAACAATGCCATGTAAGTAATGAAAATAATTATGATAGTTTTCTATATCAAATAATAGAAATAACGCCTTTAAATATAAAAGATGATGGCTCTGAACTAAATGTATTCGCAGGATTACGAAAAGATAATAGAATTGGTAATAAATGCCTTGGTCATGGTTCAAATAAAATAGAAAGTACATTCAAAGTAAAAGATTATTTATGGGCAATTAGATATACCACAATACCTTCCTATGAAACGGATTGCAGAGATGAGATATCGGATACTATTAGAACTGTATCTAAAAGTCTTATTGCACTATTATTTGAAGAAACAAACAATTTTAAAGAAGAGGCTGCAAAATTTGCTTGTTCTGTCTATCCAGACTATAATCTTGATGAAAGACATTCTTGGCTTAGAGCAGATTTTCGCCTAAGAATAATGAACTTAGAAAAAGTAATAAGAAATAAAGATGAAGTTTCAAATCTTATAAGATATTCTAATTTTTCCTCAGTAGAAGATGACGATGGTTTTTATTTCGCCAGTAGTATAATAAAGATTCCTATCATAAGCTCCTATTTAGAAGAAACGGGAGATGAGCAAAGATGTGGGGAACAATAGAAGGAAAAAAAATAAAAGAGATTAAGGAAAGTTTTTGTTTGGGAGAAGCCTGTCTTATATTTGAATATGACAAAGACACAGAACGAACAGTCGCTTTTAAAACGGCTGCTGATTTAAGAAAAGCACAAACTTTCTTAAATATGAATAATAAAAATTTTGTAGTTGAAGTGATCGGTAATGAGCTTCATGTAAAAACAACAGAAAACATTTTGATATTGAATGTGGCAAACGAAACTCACGCACTTAGACTAAAAGAAGTAATAGAAAATATCAAAAAATAGAGTTATCAAAAACTCTTTTTTTATTGTATAATCTTATAAGAAAAGGAGAATGATAAAGAATGAGCGTTGTAATTAGTGCTAAATATAAAGATGGCATAGCAATTATAGCTGATAAGCAAGTAACTTGCGGAACAACAAAATCAAATAATGGAAATAAATTACAATATTTTAAATATTCAAATTCTGCCATTGGCGTTGTTGGATATTTGAGAGATTGTAATATAATAAGAACAATAGAAGAGATATTACCTTATAAAGATATTTTAGACAAGGTTTTAATAAATGATTTATATGTAATAAGAACAATTATACCTGTAATATATCAATCCTTGCAACAAAATAAAAGAATAACTATGACGAATGGGACAGAAAGTATGGATAGCGTAATGCTGTACTGCACCAAAGATAAAATGTTTGAAATAGGACAAGATTTTTCTGTTTTAGAAATAGATGATTATTATTATGCAATAGGTTGTGGCGATGACAAAGCTTCTGGATTTTTGTCTTCAGTTGGAGATACAAGTGATTTAACAAAGGAGGAAATTACAAAAATACTTCAAGAAGCAGTTAAAAAGGGCTGCGAAAAAGATGTTTACATAAATGATTATACCGATATAATATTTTTGGAAAATAATAAATAATGAGTAATTTTGTACAAACGGCGATTCAGTGTCCAGAGTGTGGAACTATAACATATATAAATAGAAAAAAATCTTTAAAGAAAAAAGTTGGACACTTAAAAAAACTTTATTGTTATAGGTGTATGAAAGAAGTGAATCAAGTAGAAGTAGGAGATCCGACTCTTTATTATATTGACGAAACAACCAATTTAATTCCTGTAAATAAAAATAAGGACAGAGTAGTGTGTAAAGAAAAAGAACTTAATAGTTGAAAAAAGACTTGACTTTTTATAGAAAAAAATTATATAATTTTTTTATAAAGAAAAAGTAAAATAAATTGGAGAGTGAAAGTTGTGGCTAAAATAGAGCGTACGGTTAAAGACCAAGTTTGTGCAAAAATGTATAGTACCTTGCATGACTTCTGGTATGCTTATTATAAGTGTTATGGTGGTAATGTGAATCTTATTGACAACTTCATCAGTACAGCACTAAGAAACGGCGTACAAGGTGCAGAAGATTTACTTGATGATTGCAGAATAGCGTTTGATAAGATACAAGAAGTTTATAGAACTAAGCACAACTTAACAGAAGAAGATATGGAGCAAGTAATGAAAGACCACTTTGGAGATTATACTTTTATGTATAATGATATAGAGTATGTAGAAGATTTAGATGCAATATGGAATGTTTGCAATTGGTATTTAGATTATGTTAATAATGATATGACAGGACAAGAACTATTAAATTTATTAGAAAGTTAGATATGTAAAAAAGTGAAATAGATTGGAGAGTGAAAGATATGGCTAAAATTCGTAAGCTAAAAAAAGGCGAATGTAAAGATATCGTGGAAGTAACCATTCAATTTGAGAATTGTGAGTGTTATACTTTTACAAGAGAAGAAATTAGTAATATATTTTTACATAATATTGTTAGGCATATTAGTATTTGTGCTAATGCTGTAATAGATGATAATGAGGCACAAGACATATGGTTTGTATTACCTTATGAAATAGCAGATAGAAAACAAAAAGTTTTTGGTTTTGGAGAAGAAGAAAGCTTAATTCAAAGATTAGGCTTAGATAAAAAGAAACCGATCAGAGACATTACCCATTTTTATCTTAAATATAATACAGGAGAAGAAGAATCTATTTCTTGCGTATGGGAAGGCGAAGGAGACTTTGATAACCCAGCACAAAAAGCAGAGATAATAGAAGATAAAACAGACAAATATGTTACGATTTATATTAGTAAGGATAATTTATAAATAAGAAAGGAGGAAAGAAATGAAGAGATATGTAATTTCTGATACCCATTTTAATCATTCTAAAATCCTTGAATATTGTCAAAGACCTTTTGATAATGTAGAACAAATGAATGACGTCATTATAAATAATTGGAACAAAGTGATAAATGAAGATGATATTGTATATGTTCTTGGTGATTTTTGCTTTGGCAACAAAACAATGTTAAAAGAAATTGTTTCAAGTCTTAAGGGTAGGAAGATTTTGGTTTTAGGTAATCACGATAATTTAACAAAAAGTGCCTACTATGAAGCTGGATTTGAAACAGTAACAAAAAGTCCAATTATAGTAGATAGTGATTTTATTTTAAGTCATCATCCAATTCAAGGAGACCTTGGTAAATTCTATAATATTCATGGTCATAGGCACAAGCTCCCTAGTGAAGCCCAGTTTAGTCCAAGACATTTTGACATTGGTGTAGATGACCACAATTTCTTTCCTCACGAATTAGAAAAAGTTGAAAAAACATTGAGAAAAGGAGAGAGGAAAACATGTCGTACAAACATGATGAGGATGAAACGAAAAAAATCGTTAAAAGAGTTATTATTGGAGTTGTTTCGTTAATAGTTTTTATTACATTACTTTGTAGTTTCACTACTATACGTTCTGGAGAAATAGGAGTAAAAAGTAGATTTGGTAAAATTACAGGACAAACAACCGCAGAAGGAATTGTATTTAAAATTCCCTACATAGAAAAAATTACAAAAGTAAATATGAAGGTTCAAAAAGCTGAAATAGACAGCACTGCGGCAACGAAAGATTTACAGGATGTGTCTATGCGTTTTGCTATAAACTATCGTTTAAATCCAGAAAACGTTGTGGAATTATATAAAAAGGTTGGAGCAAATTACAGTGAAACAATTTTAAATCCAGCTGTGCAAGAGGCATTAAAAAATGCTACAAGTGCTTATACAGCAGAAGAATTGGTGACAAGGCGAAGTGAAGTATCTAAACAAATAATTGAAGATTTGAACGCTAAGGTTGAAAAATACGGAATCGTAATTTCAGAACTAAATATTATTAACTTAAATTTTAGTGAAGCATATAATAATGCAATAGAGGCAAAACAAATAGCAGAGCAAGAAGTTAAAAAGGCTCAACAAGAATTAGAAAAGACAAAAGTTGAAGCAGAGAAAAAAATAACAGAAGCAAAAGCTGAAGCTGAGTCTTTAAAATTGCAAAAGCAAGAAATAACAGATCAATTATTGGAGCTAAGAAGAATTGAGGCTCAACTAAAAGCTATTGAAAAGTGGGATGGAAAAACTCCTTCTACTGTTATTGGTGACAGTATTCCGTTTATAAACATAAAATAACAAAAAGACTACACAAAAAGTAGTCTTTTTTTATATAATATAAATGTAAAATGTTTACAGAAATAATTTTAAGTGTTATACTTAATTTATATAAAAAGAATGGAGGAAATAAAAATATGGAAGAAGAAAAATATACAACAGCACCTATGGATACTGAGGTTGAGGTTTCATTAGATGAAGCAGATCAATATGAAGAAGCACAAAAAGAGAAACCTAAAGTTGATTTAACAGAAGAAGAAGCTAAAGTAGCTGCTGAAAATGTTTCAAAGTTAATAGATGTGTTGGATCGATATAAATCTATAGACCAAAGAAGAAAAGAAAAATTTGATAAAATAAAAAAAGAGCTAGACGAACTTCCAGAAGGACATTATAAAAAGAAACAATTGAGTTTCAAATTATTAGAATTAAGTAAAAAAATAAGCCCAAAAGTATTTTGGGATTCAAAAACAAAAGGGACATACAGAAAAAAGAGTGAGTAGTTTATAGCCTGTAATAAAACTCATTTTATGAAAATAAGGAATGGCGACCTTATCTCACCCTAATAATAAGAGAGCGAAAAAATTATTATTTATTTGCCCAAGTAGGCAGGAGTGATTTATATGTTTTATGATTTATTTTTTGACAAAGACTTTGCTAAAGTAAATAGGACAATCAGAGATAGTCATCCTTACCAAATATTAAAAGATGATGGAAAGGATGTCATTGTTCTTAATGCCCTTGGAATTGCTGAAGAAGATATAAAAGTAGAAGTAAAGCAAAGTACTTATGATGACAGAACTAATTATTTATATATTACAGGGGAAACTGATAATGAAATAACTGGAACTAAATATAGTATTTCAAATCGTTTTACCTTGAATAGATTAAAAGTAAAAGAAATTAAATACGAATGTAAAGACGGTCTTTTATATGTAGATGTTTTTTATAAAACAGAACCTGTAAAAGAAATACCAATCTCAAAGAAATAAGAGAACGATATAGTATTTAAAAAAATCGCTCTCTTATTTTTATTTAAAAGAGATTACAAAAACTGTTTTTAAATTATATAATTATATTGTTAAAAAGAAAGATTATATAAAGAGAGGTAGTCAGAAAGATTAGTATTACAGACTAGTCTATGGTTGGTTTTATATAATCGGGGGATTCTTTGGCTTATATAAAAAGTTTCTCCAGACAAGAATATAGAGCCTGTGGTAAGCTCATTGATGAATGAAATCATCGTGGTATCAGTTCGAATCTGATTGAAGGTAGTCAAAAAAGTCCACTTACTATCCGCAATATAGTCTGTGGCACTAAAGAGAAAAAAACCTTATGGTTTTTATATAAATAGGAGGAAATAAATGGAAAAACAAGATCTTGTTCAAACTTGTAAAGATTGTGGTAAAGAATTTACTATCACTGCATCAGAGCAAGAATTTTACGAAAGTAAAGAATTAGCATTACCAAAGAGATGTGCTGATTGTAGAAAGGCTCGTAAAATGCAAACTCAAGATGGAGCTAAAATTCAAAATCAAGAAAAACCAAAACAATCATTAGAAGAAATGATGCGTTCAGCTGGAATATGCTAATTCATCATTAAAAAACAGCTGGTAAAATTTACAAAAAATACTTGTTTTTTACTAGCTTTTTATTTTATAATTTTTATGAAAAGAAGTGATAATATGAAAGAAAATCTGACTTCAATAATGAATGAATTAAAAATTGGTCAAGTTATAAAATCTCAGGATGGAAGAGAATTTATCTTTATAGAGCCGAAACGAACTCGAGCAGTTGTTGAGGATAGAAAAAACCATAAGAGATATATTTTAAAAGGTGTCGTGGAGATAACCAATGAAATAGATCAGGAAGTTGTTGATAAATTAGAAGAAAAAGCAATACAAGACTTTATGAATGAGCGTAAGGTTAGAAAAATGAAAAAGAATCAACATTTCATTGGAATAGATGATAAGGAATATAGTTTTATCAAATTTAATAGAACTAAATTTGTATTTAAAGACGCCAATTCCAGCAAAACTTATACTGCTTCTCCAGAATTTGTAAAAAATATCTTGGAAAAAATACAATAAATACTTGACTTTTTATAGATAAACATAATAAAATATAAATGTAAAATAAGAAAAGGAGGAATTTTGTTATGGTAGATGTTTATGTTGCTCTAAAACAACTTGCTACAGGATTGGACAAGGAAGATTTACTAAAGGTAATCGCTGCTTGGTATGCAGAATATGAATATGGTGTAGAAGCAGAGGAGGATGATCTTGCTGATGTAATAGATTACATTGATATAAATGAAGATATCTTACTTTCTATTGAAAATACATTAGCAAATCTTGATAGACAATTCGGTGAAGAAGAAGATTATGAAGATGACGACTACGATGAAGATTATGACGAAGATTATGATGACGATGATGATTATGATGATGAAAATGATGATATAGATGCTGAAACTGCTCATCTAATGGAGATAAATCGTAGAAAAAATGAAGAAGCTCTAGGACTATAATGTCTTATAGTTCTTTTTATGAGAAAAAATTATCAAAAAAACTTGATTTTTTCTTGTAAAAAGATTTATAATATATTTATAAGAAAAAAGGAGAATGATAGAATGAATGACTTATCTAAAAAAGCAATAATTATTTTAAACATTTTAAAACGATTAAATGCAAATGATGAAGAACATAAAACTCATATTTATGAGATCTTAGATAAATTAGAAGAAGTTGATTTAAAGGAAATCCTTCCAAACGAGGAAGATTATGAATTAGATTGTATTGCTTGTGAAATGACACAAAAAAGTGTATCTACTACATTAGCATCATTAGTTCGTAAGGGGTATGTAAAAAAGACTGGAGTTAATGGAGTTAAAGTAGGAAATGAAATGAGAAACATTAGAAGTTATTATTTAACAAATAAATAATAAATTTCTATTTGTTATATATTTTCAGCCAAAATAGTTTTTGTTAAAGTAATAAACGACTATAAAGGTGCCTGCGTTTTGGTGGGTCTGTACGAATGAAATAACTTAACTATTAGTCGGTTAGTAAACCAAACCAGTTAAACTACTGGAAATAAGGTTATTGGAGAATGAGAATAGAAGCTAAGGCATAGTAAATCTTTTTTGATTAAGGGGATTTCGTTTATAGATTCTTGTCGTTTAATGCAAGACACGATTTATTCGGATGTCGAGTATGTGAATCTCGTCCGCTCATTCTCCTATGTTTTATTAAAAAAGAAGAAAGGACTGAGTGCATGACATATACTTTTCGTATAAAAAACAAGAGATGGACAATTAAGTCTGCACATCAAGGCGATGAACACTTAATAATGAATGGGGAGCCATGTATAGCTCAACTTTATAAACAATTAAGAATTATTTATTTTGATGATGGATTATTAGATGATTATGAGGAAATGAGAGAAACATTGGTTCATGAATTAGTTCACGCATTTATTATGACATATGCTATAAGCAATAAGCAATTCAGAGATGAAGAATTTATTTGTGAATTCATAGCAGTCTATGGAGAAGAAATACAGAAGTTAGCAAATGAGCTAATGAAAGTATTATATGAAAATGAAGAAAATTAAGATTTTATCTTAACAAAAAGTTCTTTGATAATATATAATATATTTAGATAAATAAAGAGATTTCTTATGCGTAAGTAGGTCCGCCGAACACTCGTAGATGACATCTGGCTAAGACTATATGGATTATATAGTTGATTTCTTGGGCATCCAGCTGAGCTGCAGAATCCTAGGAAAACGCAATATGATGTGGAATAAGTTAATGCAAACTCTTCGTATATTGGTAGTCAATCCAATTTCGTTTCTTTATTTGTCTAAATATGTTATATATTATCAGTTAAATGATTACAAGATATAGATCACGAGCCTTTCAACTCGAAGGGGGCAGTACCCAACGTAATGGAGCTTAGGCGTGTTTGCTCGTTAAAATACACGACAGTATTTTCTTATTTAAGAATACTGAAAACTCAACTATGGAGTCCAGAAAAAACATAGTAGGGAGCTCTATAATCCCCTTTGGTGCGAAACCGACGGTCGAGTAATTATAGCGTTCTGGTATAATAGTTAGTTCTATTCTCGTAGGACGTGCAATTCGTCACCAGATAGTACCTTACGATAACAGGTACTGTTTTTTTACAAAATTATAATTTTTTGGTATAATAAATACAAGAGGTGAGAAAAATGCTTCAAGTAGTTTATTTACCAGGGCAAAATATTGAAATAGAAAAATTTATAACGATATCCTCTATGGACGAGTTGTTAGATTTTATTAAGTTCAATAAAATTAAATTATTAAGTATTCCTGCTACAGATGATGCCTTAGATGTACTTGATTGTATCATAGAAAATGAGTTAAAAATTGAAACAATTCATCTTCAACAAAGCAATGATTTATTATCAAGATTAAAGATATTCTTTTATATGGCAAAAGCTTATACAGAAAATGGCATAAAAAGAAACATCATACTAAAGCATGAGTATTTAGATAATTTTTTAGAAAAAAATAAGAAAAAAGACTAAACAAGAACCGCATATCTATTATATAATTATATTGTAAAAAAGGAAAAGGAGGTTTCCGATGAAAGATAGAATGATTGTATTAGTTTTTAGAGTACCTAAGAACACAGTTAATTTAAACATTGGGGAACACGTTGAGCTAGAATATGATTCTGTAAAAGAACATTACTGCTTAAATACTGAATTTGCAAGAGTAAGCAATCAACTATTCACTCCAAATTCTGATGATGTAAAAAGTTTATTGGAATTTGTGGCAAAAAAAGATGGAAGAATTGTTTACATCTGGGATAATGAACGTAATATCTATTTAGATAATACTATCGTTGAGGTAAAAGCAGCTAATGGAGAATATATTATTGTAGCTCCGTCAGAAGAGAGTCAATATCTAATTGGTGAAAGCATAGATCAAGAGCCTTCGATAGAAGAACTTTTAAAAGGTCCACTTGGTGATACTGAAAACGATATGACTTGTGAGAAATGTTGCGACACTGAAAGAAAGTGTGCAGTAGCAGAAGAGAATAAAGAAGAGAAAAAAGTAAAGGAGGAAACAAATATGTTTTCAAATCTAGGTTCTAGTTTTGGGAAAATTGGTTCAGACCAATTCAGATTATCTATTAACGGATTAGCAGTAAAAGGAAAGGATGGCAAATATGTTACATTCAATCCAGAAACTAGAGAGTTAGTAGAAGTTACAACAGGTTTCTTTGATGATATGAAAGATTTATTATTCTTAATGCCAACAACTGAATTAGAAGTTGGAGATATTATTCTTCATCAAAACAAACCTTATTACATTACAGTATCAAAAGATAATGTAGTAAAAGGTATCGATTTTGAGGACGCAATTGAAAGTACTTTAGTACCAAAAACAAATGTATTCGGAATGAAATATTACACTAAGGTATTTAATTGCTTAGGAACAAATAATATTTTAGGTACTGATATCGCTTCAAATCCTATGATGGCTTATGCGTTAATGGGTGGAAAAGATTTTGATCTATCTAAAATTATGATGTTCCAAGCTTTATCAGGACAAGGAAAAGGTATCGCTGATTTCAGTGAAAATCCTATTATGTTAATGGCATTGATGAGTAATGAAAACGGAAAAAATGATCTAAGTGATTTTGCTAAAATGCAAATTTTAAGTGGATTATCTAATAAGAAAAAACCAACAAAAGAAACTAAGAAAGAAAACTAATTATTAGTTTCTTTTTATAGGATAACCTAATCTTTAAGTTATTCTATAAAAGGAAATTAAAGGAGGTTATTTAAGTGGCAAAAGTAAAAACTAAGCAAATTAACTTTACACTTCTTTATGGAGTCGTTTATAAAAAGAAGAAAAATACTCTCTATATTGACTATGGATTAGGTAAAATAAAAGTATTACTAGATGAAATGGACGACATTGATCAAATAGAAGTTGGGTATACAATAAGCATATCTGGTTTTATTAAAATGGGTTGGATTAAAACATATTTAGTTGCTCAGCAAATTAGTATTTTTGATAAGAAACCTCATTATATCAATCTAGGAGAATAATACATGGACAAAAACACTAAGAAAGTTATAATAGGAATGACCGTCATTGTACTTATTATGCTTATTACTTCAATTTCTTATGGAATTACTAGCAAGAAACAAAAAGATAGAATATCTGAATTAGAAAAAACAGTTAAGACACAAGAAGTTTTATTAAAAGAGCAGGACGTTGTGTTAGATGAGCAAAGTATTATTCTGATAGACACTACAGCTTCCCTTAAAGAGAAGGAGCAAGAACTAAATACCTGCCAAGAAAACTTAAAAAAAAACTAGATAAGATATCTAGTTATCGATTAACAAGTTATTACCCTGCAGAAACTTCAAATCATACAGGAAGTGGTTTAGAAACGAAAGATTTTCAAGTCAATGAAAAAGGATGGTATACTTACAAAGGAAAACTAGTGTTAGCCGGAGCTACTGTATATCTAAAAAGTCGTTATGGAGAAAAGATTGGCAAACATTATTTCCGTTATTATGACAACGTGCTTGTAGAAATTGATGGAATTCAATATGAGGGTATAATTTTGGACAGCTGTGGGGCATGCTCCTATGTTCAAGAAAATAGACTTGATTTGTTCGTAAGAGATAAAAACTCAGTCATTGATAGAGGATATAAAGGGAAAAATATGGTTAAGGTGGTATACAAATGAAAAGATTAATTATAGCAAGCATAGAAACTGATGGGCATTCTGGGACTAGTGTTTTTTTGACAACTAATGAAAAATCTTATAATGAAGCCATTCGTAGTTTATTATATTATGAAGATGAACTAATCTATCATTTTTCTCATGAGAATAAAGTAGATGATAATATCATAGAACAATGGTATGATGGAGACCTTGGCGAAATGAGTATAATGGTTAAGACCTTTAATACAATAAAAGAAATAGAGAATAAGGAGTTCTATACTAGAACAGGTTAGCTAGCAAAACAGAAAAAGATTGCTAGCTTTTTTTATTTTTTAATCTTGATTTTTTATAGAAAAAAGATTTATAATTATATTATAAAGAAAAAGGTGATAAAAATGAAAAAAAATATAGGTGATGATTATATTATATGTCCCTTTTGTGGAACGCCACAAGACAGATATACGCTTTATAAATATGATTGCATATGTATGGATTGTGGAGGATTTATAGACATGGATGATTATGACTATGGAGAAGATTATCCCTGGGGAAGTTCAGATTGGGATAATTATGATTATGAAAAAGACGACATGTATATAGAATATATGAAAAGACATTATGGTAATCAAGAAGGGAAGGGGAAAAATATGAATGATACGAAATCTGACTTAATAGATAAGAATGAAGAACAAATTGGTACTTTTGTATTAAGGTTTATTACATCTGCTGACTATGAAACAATAAAGAAAAGTTTTGAAACATTAGATGCCAGTATAGAATTTATGTCATTGGTTGGACAAGAAGGCCCAATATCAAAGTTTTTACAAACCGCAAGTGGACAAAAACTAACAAAAGGTTTAGACATTAAATCAGATATTGATGAATATGTTGTTCAAGCATCTTTTATCTTTGGGGATGATGGTGAATCTAAAAAAACCTTAATTTCAACTTTGTGTAAGGCATTTCCTTTGTTTATTGTTAGAGAAGAAGATAGTTCTTATATAATGGCAAATAACAAAGGTTTGGCAAAAGGTTTTGTTGAATTGTGTAATGAAGATGAAGTAGAAATATTAAGTATGTTCTTAACAGGATATGAAAAATATAAAATATTAGTAAATTATTTATATTGGTGTGAACCTTATAGACATTCAACTGCAAAAGATATTATGGTTCAATGGGACAATAATTCACTAATAAGTCTAGATACACTAAGAAAAGTAGACGAAGTCCCAATTATCTGGCAAGAATATCTGGCAACATTAGATGATATTAAAGTATCTAAAGATGACAAAGATAATGGAACAGTTATTAGTTTTGAACAAATGTTAGAAGATGTAGTGGAATATGGAATTGATAAAAAGGATATATTAGAAGAAGAAAATCTTATTCAAGTGGTTTCTTTAAGAGGTGTAGCAGAATATGCTTTAGGAGGAGATGTAGATGATGAGATTAAGAAATAATAAATATCTAACAGAATTATTAGAAAGTTCTAAAAAAATATGGAAAAGTAATATTCCAAGTCTTTCACTTAATCAGATAGAATGGAGAGCGGAAAACACAGATAGTGTTATAGGGATATTAGGAAAAAAACATTGGTTCTCTCCATATAAACAAATGATTTTGTTAAAAACTAGTGATAACACGTATGTTTTGTTTGGACCTGGGACACGAAAAGACGAATATCCTGTTTATCTATATGATATTATGGATATTGAAGAATTTGTAAAAAGATATCCTGTTCAAGTTTTATACACAAAAGAACATCCGAATGCTGATGAGCTATACGAACAATTAGATAAGATAAAAGATAAAACAACAAAAGGTTTTATAGAGACACGAAAAAATATGAATACAATGATATTTGAAATATGTTAGAAGAAAGGAGAAAGTAAAATATGTTAAATAATAGTAGTAATATGACTTCACAAAGTATTTTCATTGACAATTTTACACAAAAACAAAATTTTTGTTATAGTTTATTGTATTTTAAAAATATAGAAGGAATAACAAATCAAGGACAAATATTAGATTATTATTTCCCAGAGAAAAACTTTCTACTTCTTCCGAGAAATATAATAACAAAAAACACAACGAATAACGATGGAGAAACGTTTACAGAAAATTATTATACAACATTATTTTTAAGCTGGAGTGAAGAAAAGTCTTTGATAAAAAAATTAGAAGAAATGTTGGAAAAAGAAACCAATATTGATGTGTATGATGGAGTAATAAATTCAAAAGGAAAACAGATAGCAGTTTTTAGAAAAAATAAATTTAATTCTTTAAATAATTGGTCAGACTTTGATGGAAAATATTCTTATATTATTAGTCATCAATATAATGATGGTGTTTATGCTTATAGAATTACATCAAGTGATAGTATGAAACAAAACTTGAAGCTTTTAGAACAAAAAGGACTAAAAGAAAATACAGTATTAGATTTAATATTTACAGGAAGAGATTCTAATAAATGGCATAATACTTACAATTTCGGTAACTTCAAAGTAAAAGACTGCATTATAACAAATAGAGAACAAATAATATTATCTAACAGTAAGGGTTTGATAGATCTAAAGAATTACGAAAATACACCAAATGGAAGTGGAGTTTTACTTTTAAACTTTTTACCAGATTACATATTTCCTGCTTATATGGAATATGATTATTATTCAGGAATGAACATAAGATGTATTAACTTTGTTCCAGAAGATAAAACGGAACTACAAGAAGACGGAAAACTAACAATACAAAAATATTTTAAAAGAGTAGATCCATCTTCTGTTGTGGTTTTACCAAAAGATGAAGAAGTAAAAAAAGAAATAGAAAGAAATTTGTTGACAAAGAGTATAGGAAGTTTAAATGAAATTTTCATTGCTTCAAAGACTTCGACAGAAGATATCATAAAGAAGTTTGATTCAAGCAGAACTTCCACTATAAGACAAGAGTTCTTAGCAAGAAAAAGAGATTTAATAAGGTCAATAGCTCAATGCAGAAGAGAGATAAATGACAAAAAAGAAAGAATCGCATCAATTGAGTATAGGATTAAAGAATTTATTCCTTTCCCAATGATAGATATAAAATCAATACAAGATTATAATGAGCCATTTTATGATGTATATTCGATGTTATATAAAGAAAATGGTCGATATATAGTAAGAAGGGATGTGAACTTAAATGAATTGGACCAACGTTAACAGAAATTTACCAATTATAAAATTACCAAATGGAGTTTTTTATATCTTTGATAGACTGTTTAATTCGTTAGAGGCAAACCATAGTTTATTCTTTGCTATGTATGGGATTAAAAGCAAAGGAACAACGCTAGTAATAGACCATGATACTACGACTAATTTCTCATACGGTTCCATAAATAGACATCTTATGGAAAAGAATTTGAAACATTTTGATAGAATTTTCATTATTATAAATCGTAGTAATAGAAATTTTAGTGATAATAACATTAAAAGACAAAATGTCGATGCCGGGATAGTATTTAGAGATATTTCACCAAAAGTATTAGTTTTTGATATAAATAAATGGGAAAAATCAAATAATATAAAAAGAGAACAAATCGATTGGTTTTATAATGTAATTGGACAAATGATGCAAGACAACCGTTTTCTATTAGGTCAAATAAATGATAGACTGTCACTTGCTGAAATGAAAAGTCAAATTACGACACTTGAAGATAAATTAGAAAAAAGAAAAGAAGAATTAAAAAATTTACAACAGCCAGAAGATGTCAGTAAAACTAATTTAAGAAATATTATGAATATGAAATGGATAAGCAAAATTGAAGCAGGACCAGAGGATTCTTTAAGAATACTCACAAATCCAATGGCTTGTACATATGTTCCAAATATAGCAAGATATATACCATTACGATATTTTGAAAAAGAAGATATTTTGTATCGTATAATGAAATATCAAATGTTAGGAAAATATTTCATAGTGTTACCAGACTATTATATTATATCAAATAATTTCAATATTAGAGGAGAAAAAAACGATCATTATCCTAAGACTAGGGTTAGAAACGTAATGATAAAAAATACTTATTTTCACGGAATGGCTTGTCACATCGGAAACGGTCAGGCTTGTCCGGGAGAACTTAGTGCAGCAATATCTGGAGCAAGTAAGAATGGATTAGATATGTTATTGATGTCATTCGAAGTTTATCTTCGTTCAATCAATCTTCCAGACGCAGCTGGACAAAGATATTTCGCATTACCAATGGGAGATGAAAATGGCAATATTGAAGTATGGCCTTATGTTGAGGATATAGCTAAAAGAAATAATGTAAGTTTAAAAGATTTAGATCGAACTATAGAAGGATATGAGAAATTATTAAGTAATCCGACAATGGCTAATATGTGCGAAAGTTATGGAAAGTATTTTGATGGTAGTTGTGAAAGTTGGTCAGAACAAATGCAAGAATCCAACTTAAAACAATGCTTAGATCTAATACATCAAAGAGAACCTGATGTATATGAAAAAATAATGGAGAGAGTAAGTAAAGGAGTGGTGTTATAATGGCTATAAAAACTATTGAGTTAGAAGACCAAGGTCTTAGATATAGATTGTATTTCTTAAAAAAAGCATATGATAAAATGAGGTTATATGTTGAACTGTGTCAAGATGAAATTGGTTGGTTGGGATATGTCGAAAAGCTACAAGACGGTCAGGGATATATGGTAACAGATGTATTCTTAGTAGATCAAGAAGTTCATGCGACAACAACAGAGTTATCGCCAACGGCAATTATAGATTTTTATAATAAACTTGATGATGAAGGAAGAGCTGAATTTCTATCTAAATGTAAATTATGGGGACACAGTCATGTCAATATGTCGCCATCTCCTTCTGGACAAGATGACGCACAAGGTCTTGAACTTTCAAAAGATGTTGATGATTTCTATATTCGTCTTATAACAAATAAAAAAGGAGAATATAATATTACATTTTATGATAAGACTATTAAAGCAAAAGTAATGACAGATGAAGTCATATTATATAGTCCAGAAGGTGTTGAATTGAGAAAACAAATTCAAGACGAGATAAAAGAAAAAGTAAAAAAGAAATCATATACTTCAACAACTTATAGTTCAGGCAGCTATGGTTATTCTTCTTATAATAACAGAGATGACTATTGGAAGGGATATAATTCTTCAAATAGAGCCTTACCAGCATCAACAACTTCTAAAAAGAAAAAGGTCGAAGTATCAAAAATAAACATAGATGATGTCTTTGACAAAAAAGATTATCAGCTAACATTTTTGAAAGAGTTAACTACATAAAATATGCAAAAAGAGTTGACTCTTTCTACCTTTAAGTTTTATAATATATTTATAAAATAAAGAAAGAAAGGAAATGATAAAAATGGATTTAAGTAGAAGTATTGAAGTTTTCAATCCCGAAGTGTTAAATGATGAGGTCCATATTATCGGAGTTGGGGCCACTGGTTCATTCGTTTTACAAACTCTGATAAGATTTGGGGTAAAGAAAATAAATATTTGGGATTTTGATAAATATGAAGCACATAATGTAAATAATCAAGCTATTACTCAATCTTGTTGTGAAAAACAAAAAGTAGCAGCTCAAATAGAATTATGTAAAGAAATAAATCCTGAAGCAGAAGTCATTGCCCATGATCAATTAGTAACACCAGAAGATATTGAAAAAATGAGTGGATATGTTTTCTTATTGGTTGATTCAATGAAATGCAGAAAAGAATTATTTGAAGCAATCAAGAAGAATGAAAAAATTAAATGGTATTGGGAATCAAGATTAGGTAGCGATCAGGGAAGAGTTTATTGTTTACCCATAAGTAAAGATTTTGATTATTCTAAATATGAAACTATGCATTTTTATAGTGACGAGGATGCAGAAGTATCTGCTTGCGGAACTAGTATTACTATTGTAAGTATAGTATTGGCAGTAACATCACTTATGGTAAACCAATTCATAAAAATAGTTATGAATAATTTAGACAAAGAGCCGTACTTAAATAATTTTACCTTATTCGACAATATGTTTGGAGTATATACCGAAAATTTCGAACAAAATGTCGTAGAAGCAGTAAAAGAAGTTACAGATGAAATTATCTTCTAAAAAATTTAAAAAAATAGATTACAAAAACTTCAAAAAAGTTTTATAATATAAATGTAAAAGTTAAGAAAAAGAAAAAAACTTTTAAGAAAAAAATAAAAAAATAGATTACAAAATGTTGAAAAACATTTTATAATATAAATGTAAAAAATAAAGAAAGAAAAGGAGAAAAGATTTATGAATTCAAGAATCACAGTAGAAGTTGTTAAACTTCCAACAGCACGTAAAAACGTGACATTATTTGCAGGAGACACAGTTGCCAGAGCTTTAGTTGAAGCTTTTGGAGATGAAGATTACAGCAAATACACAATTGTTGTAAACGGTTCAACTTCAAGTTTACAAACTCAATTAAGCAACGGGGACAGTATTACAATAAGCAAAATGGTTAAAGGCAATTAGTAAAATTATTATATAATCGTAATAGATATTGTAATATTGTTTGTGATTATATACTTAATAAGTGAGAGGGAAACTTCTCACTTATTTTAGTTTTTAAGGAGGAATAACATTATGGAAAAAGAACAATTAAAATTTAATGAAGGATACAATTGTATAGTATCTTCTTTGGGGTATATAATCAGAAACGGAAAAAAGGTAATGCCATCTTGGAGAAACGATACTGGATATTATGTTGTAAGAGATGGAAATGGAATAGTAAGAAGAATACACCGCATGGTCGCAGGAACATTTTTAAAGAATAACAATCCAGACTTATTAACAGATGTTAATCATAAAGATGGCAATAAAGCTAATAATGCTGTTTCCAACTTGGAATGGTGTACTCGTAGTGAAAATATTCAACACGCATATGATACGGGCCTAAGAGAACAACCAAAAGGGGAAGTAAGCCCAAATGCAAAGATTACATTAGAACAAGCACAATGGATTTATGATAATTATCAGGTTATAAATGGCAAGAGTAACGGAGCTCGATTAGCAAAGCAATTTGGGATCACTTCAATTACGGTAAGAGCTATTATAACTGGTAGAAGTGGAGATGGGAGACCTCAATGGGAAAATGTTATAAGAAATAGAGATATACCGGATTTGAATCGAAAAGGGACAGCAAGAAAAGTCGCACAGATTGACTTAAAAACTGGAGAAATAATAGAAGTATTTAATTCTGTCAAAGAAGCCAAAACAAAAGTACCAAAAGGAGATATTCCACAATGCGCATTAGGAAGAAGTAAAAGTGCAGGCGGTTATGGCTGGAAATATTTAGACGAGTAAAATCGTCTTTTTATTTTGCTTAAATAATAGACCTAAAATATCTACTTTCTTTTCTATTTATTTTGGTCAAAAATTTTTTTAATATAATTATATTAAAAGAATAAAAACAATAAAATTAAGTCTATTTTAACTATCAAATTTGCTAAAATAACATAAAATTATTTTTAAAAATAAAAAACTTTACAAACCTAAAATCTTATGATATGATATATATGTAATTGTTTTTTAATAGATTAATTTGTAGATAAAATGCTTAAAATATTTTTAATGAATCGTTATATTAGAAATATTTTTTTAAACAGCCTTTCTATATAATTTGCTCAAAAAAGACCAATTACAGGTCTTTTTATTTTTTAAAAAATTAAAGAATTAAAAACCTTTTACAAATTTGTGGAAAAGTAATATAATCTTTTTAGAAAAGGAGGAAGAGTATGAAAGAAAATATATTTGATTTACAAACCGATATAGCCAATTTAATTGTTAAGCACGGATTGCAGGACGGAGAATATGCTTTTATATTTAGAAACGGGAATTTAATGGTTGTCGATTTATCTCAAATTAAACTTCCTGAGAAAGAAGAAAATAAAGATTCACAAGAAACAGAAAAAGAGTTATAATATATTTGAAATAAAAAAAGGAGGAAAAAAAATATGAATGAAAAATTACAACCTACTCAAAATATTGTAGAGCTTCAAGGATTATTAGTAAATAATACTCTTGAAGTAAAAACAGACAAAAATGGTAGAAAATTTATAGGAGGAACATTAGAAATTAATACAGGAACAGCTACAGATGAATGTATTATACCAGTAGACTGTCTTCAATATGAATTAAAAAAAGATGGAACAAGAAATGCATTATATGACAGACATGTACAAATGATCAGTTGGCCATCAGCTGCTACTGTAGGAAATGCTGAAGCAGTATGCGTAAGTATCAATAGAGGAGAAATTACAGACAATTCTTTTTATTCAGAAAGAACAAATAAAGTTGTTGAAGGATGGAGATTAAGAGCTGTATTTATTGATCAAGCAACAAAAACGGCTCCTAGAAACAATTCTTTTACAGTACAAGGTGTTGTAGATTCTGTAAAAGAAGTTGTAGATAATGAAGGAGAACCTACAGGAGAATTAAGAGTTGAACTTTTAACTGTTGGTTTTGGAGAAAGAATTACAAGAGTACCTATGTATGTAACTAATAAAGAAGGCATTAAATATATAGAAAATAATTGGAATCCTGGGGATTTGGTTACTGCTTATGGTGAAATAGTATATGAACAAAGAGTAACTGAAGTTGTACAAGAAACAGCTTTTGGAACAGGAAATACAAAGAAATACACAGATGTTATTAAAAGATTAGTAATCAATAGTGGAACAAGTCCAAAAACAGAAGACGAACATTTCTATAATAGAAACAAGTTATTATCTTTAAGAGCGGCAGCTTTAAAAGACATAGAAGAAAGATATTTAGCTAATAAAGGAATGAGCACTAACAATAATTCTGGTAATCCATATTTAGATTTCTGATTCTAATGAAAAAAACTACTGAACAATTTAAAAATGAAGTATCTGAAGCCACAAATGGTTTATATTGGTTTGAAGGGGATTATATAAATAATAGTACATATTTATTATTTCATTGTAATGTTTGTGGAAATAAGTGGTTATTAAAACCTATTAAATTTGTTAATGGTAGAAGATGTCCAAATTGTGCTAAAATAAAAAGGACAAAATCTAATGAAACTTTTATAAATCAAGTTTATAAACAAACCCATGGAGAATATACATTTTTGGAAAAGTATATAAATAACTATACAAAAATAAAAGTTAAGCATAATATTTGTAATAGAGAATATTTTGTAACCCCACATAATTTCTTAGATATGAAAAATAGATGTCCTTTTTGTTCTCATAGCATAGGCGAAGAAAAAATTGTAGATTTTTTAACAAAAAATAATATATCCTATATAAGAGAGTATAGACCCGACTGGATAAAACCCAATAGATATAGATATGATTTTTATATATATGAGCAGAATCTTATTATAGAATACAATGGAATTCCACATTATGAAGATAATAAGTGGTTTAAGACATTAGCAAAAGAATACCAAAAAATAGATAAATATAAAAAAGAAAAAGCATTAGAAAATGGTTATAATTATCTTATTATCCCATACTGGGAATTAGATAATATAGAAACTATTTTGTCAAAAAGAATTTTAAAAGGAGGAATATAAATGGCAATAGATATTTGTAATATAACACCAAGTAAAGTAAAACCTGGCTTAGAGGGAAAGATAATTTTACTTTCAGGAGAAAAGAAAACAGGTAAAACAACTTTTCTAAGTAAACTACCTGACTGTTTAATCATAGGATTAGAACCAGGCACTAACCTATTATCAGGAGTAATGGTTCAACCTTGTAATAGTTGGACTGAATTTAAACAAATTGTTAAACAATTAAAATCAGACGAGGCTAAGAAAAAATTCAAATATGTTGGTATCGATCCTCTAGGTATCTTATGGAATCTTGCAGCGAAATTTACTTGGATGCAAAAGAACGACGGTAGTGATTTAAGTGATTATGAAATTGGTCTTCATCAAAACAAATCAATGAATGAATTCTCAAGTGCAATTATGGATATTGCAAAAGAAGGATACGGATTAGTTATGATTAGTCACATTACAACAAAAGATGTTCCAAATGAACTTGGCTTCAAATACGGAACAGAAGTTGCACCAGATTTACCAAAGAGACCAAGAAGTTTTGTAGAAGGATTGGCAGATTTAACAATAAATGTAATAGCTGAACCCAATGAAGAGGGAAAAACAATACCTTATATGTATTTAAGAGAAACGATAGAAAATGGAATTAGAGTTAAGGCCGGTGGTAGATATAGAGATTTACCAGAGAAAGCAGTATTTAGTTACGATAATTTAGTTAAAATTATTGAAGAAGCTGATAAGAAATTAGCAGAATCTGGAGCAGATATGACTGGTACAAAGACGTCTATTCAAGAGGCAATTGTCGACCCAACAACAAGAGAATGGAAAGATGTTGTAAAAGAAGTTAATGATACTTTAAAGATAGTTGCAGAAAAAAGCAATAAGGGTGATACCGCAATATCTACAAAAGCGAAAGCTATCATATCATCTTATTTGGGCGAAGGCAAAAAGATAACAGAAGCAACACCAAATCAGATTGAATTAGTAGAAGCTGCTTTGGCTGATTTAAAGGCATTGGTAGCGTAATTTAAACGCTACTTTTTTTAGATAAGAAAGGAGGGCAATATGCATATTGTTAAATGTGTATTCTGCCAAGAAAAATTTGATAGGGATAAAGAAAAATATCAAGAGATTGGATATAGAAGGTACGCTCATTTACGTTGTCATGAACCAAAAATCGACGTAGATGGGACAGCTTATAATATGATTATTCAATATTGCTCTCAAATTTTTGGTGAAAAAGCAAATTTTAAACACATAGGAAAACAAATAAAAGATTTTATATTACAAGGAATGACTTATAAAGGAATATATTTGTCTTTAAAATATTGGTATGACGTTAAGAAAAACGGAATAGAACGTTCTAATGGAGGCATAGGAATAGTTCCATACATTTATAAAGAGGCATCTGCATATTGGAAGCAAATTGGTCCAAAACGTGTGCCAAAAATAGAACAAGAAGAAGTGGTAATTACTTACCGTAAAAGAAAAAGTATTTTAGAAAGTTTGGAGGGATAGTATGGATAATAAAGAGATGACCGAGAAAATAATTTTATCTTTTTTAATGCATACTCCTTCTTTACTTTTTGATGACAAGTATCCAATAAAAGCAAAAGATTTTTCTAAAAAAGTATATAAACAAATGTATTCGGCAATGCTAAATTTATATGCAAGAGGAAACACTGACATACAGCCACAAGAAGTTATAATGCAAATAGGCAAGAGTGCCAGTGCTTTCAAAGAATTCCAAGAAGCACGAGGAGAGGGATTGTTAAACGAAATAAATAATCTAAATTACAATGCCTATGATTATGATATTCAATATAGTAATTTAAAAAAATATTCTTTGTTTCAAGATTTAAGAGATAGTGGAATTGAAATATCTGATCTTTACAATCCTCTTGCTGAACCTGATAAAGCAATGGCCATGGCAGATAAAATAGATAATATGTCTTACAAAGAGATAATAGACCATTATAGAGAAAAGATCGCAAAGATAGAGGATCGATACGAAAACTTTATAGAAAAAAGTGGGATAGAAGCTGGAGAAGGCATGGATGATTTACTACATTCTTTAGAAGAGCAGCCCGAAATGGGAATGCCCCTAATAGGAGATCTTTTAAATACTGTATGTAGAGGAGCAAGAAGAAAGAAAGTTTATCTTAATTCGGCTAGCTCAGGAAGTGGTAAGTCAAGAATGGCGGCGGGTAATGTTGCTAAACTTGGTTTCCCGATGTATTATGACGAAAAAAGAGAAGCGTGGATAGAAACTGGTATGCATTGTCCAGTATTATTTATTACGACGGAGTTAGAGCACCAAGAAGTGCAAACGATGTTTATTGCTTATGTGTCAGGAGTTAATGAAGAAAAAATATTAAATGGAAAATATGATACAATAGAAGAAAAAGATAGAGTAACGAGAGCGGTTGAAATAATTAAAAGCTGTCATAACGTTTATATTGAGTTTGTACCTGAGCCATCGATTGATTCAATAGCTGCTAAGATAAGATTATACGCATTGCAAAAAGATATTGAATATGTTTTTTATGATTACGTTCATGTTTCTGGTGCAACTTATCAAGGGAAAAAAGATATGAGAGATGACGTTTGGTTAATGTTATTTGTTGATAAATTGAAACAATTGGCAAATGAATTAGATATTCATATAAGCACAGCAACTCAATTAAATGCTTCTTCTTATGAAGATAGAGAAATAAAAAATGAGGCTATGATTCGTGGAGCCAAAAGTATTGCGGATAAGGTAGACTTTGCAATGATAACAACGACTATTGTAAAAGCTCAAGAGAAAGAAATTGCAAGAGCCTTAGCCACTCAATTAGGTACCCCTGAACCAACTCAAATTTTAGATATATATAAAAATAGACGAGGCAAATGGAGAAACATAAGAATTTGGAGATATACAGACTTGGGAACTTGTCGAAGTCAAGATTGTTTTGTAACAGATACAAGTAATAATCCTATTGATATGAAATCAATTAAATTAAAAGTTAACCAATTAGTAAGTGAAGGAGCTTTTCCGGTTGTTGATGAAAAAACTGGGGAAATAATAGAAGAGAACAGAAAGGTAAGTGAGATAAGTGACTACTAAATATAATAAAATATTAGATATGATAACAACAAGTGATATTGTTCAATTAGTTTCTAAATTCGGTATTCCAGAAACATCTATCCGATATTATAATAATCAACTTATCATGCCAACAGGATGCCATAATGAAATAATTGGAACAGCTAAACATAAATTATATTATTATGAAGATAGCAAAAAATTTCATTGCTATACATGCTGTGGTTCGATGAATCCTTTTGAATTTGTCGTTCAAGCTTATCGTACTAGAGGGATAAAATATTCTTTGTCAAATGCAGCAATTATTATTGAGAGGATTATTCAGGAACGTTTGAGAGATGGGTTTGCCGTAGTTACTCCACCCTCAAATGTGAAAAAAGAGATTGAGGAAGATTGGCATAAATCATTAACGGAATATAATCCTAGTATAATGAATTGCTTCTCAAGAAACAAGAAATATTTAAAAGTATGGGAAAAAGAAGGAATAAGTTTTGATGCAATGGATAAGTTTGGAATTAAATTTGATATGATTAGAAATCGTATGGTAATTCCAATATATGATGACAAAGGGGTTTTTGTTGGAGCTAAAGTGAGAAACTTTAATCAAGAAGACATCGAAAACGGACGAAAATATATGCCCCTTATTCACAATAACGAAATTTATACTTATGATAAGGGAAAGATATTATATGGACTCAATTTTAATAAAAAGAATATTAAAAACGCAAAAAGAGCAATTATATTTGAATCCGAAAAATCAACCATATTATATGAATCTCTTTATGTTGGAAATAAAGCTGTATCAATAGGAGGAAGTAATGTTAGCATATATCAAACAGAGCTTTTGAAACAATACAAAGTAGAAACAGTAGTTCTAGCTTTAGATAATGATTATTCTTTATTACCGAATGAAAATGGTGAGTATGATAAATATTTTGGATTATATAAAATGTTAAAAGAAGCAAATAAGTTAGATGCCAAAGGTTTTAATGTTGAAATAGTTTATGACTGGGAACAGTCTTTTCTAGAAAACAAAGATGCCCCTATTGATAAGGGCAGAGAAATTTGGAATAAATTATATAGAAATAGAAAAAATTTTAATGAGTTAAAAGAAAAATATTTAAAGAAAGGAGAGAAAGATGAAAGAACTAAAGTGGAAATTGAGGACTTTTGATGACATAGACTATAATAACATTAATCCCGGGCTTTTGCTTAGAGAAATGTTAAAATATAGAGGAATAGAAGATCCCGAAAGTTGGCTACAGGTATCAAAAGAAAATGAGAATGATCCAAGTCTATTAAAAAATATAGATGAGGCAACTAATCTATTACAAAGTGTTATTGTTGGTTTAGAAAATAAGCCAAGCAAAAAAATATATATACAAGTTGATGCTGATACAGATGGTTTTACAAGCAGTGCTATATTATATGAATTCATTAGTTCAATAAGTAATTGTGAAATAGAAATTGGTATACATGAGGGAAAAGAACATGGATTAGACTTAAAAGAAGCATTAGCAAGTAATGCAAATTTAATTATAGTTCCAGATGCATCTGGTAATCCAGAAGATTATAAAACTTTAAAGAAAAAAAATATACCGAGTATAATTTTTGACCATCACGATTATCCAGAAGAAGATTTTGATACAATTGTTGTCAATTGTAACTATGAGCCATACCCAAATAAAAGTTTATCTGGAGCAGGAGTTGTATTAAAAGCGTGTCAATATTTTTGTTATAAATATGATATAGATTACAACTTTGATAGATTGTATGCATTAGCATCTATAGGAATGGTTGCAGACGTAATGAGTTTACAAGAATTAGAAAATCAATATATTATTAGATATGGATTAAAACATATCAAAAATCACGAATTTTTCAATGAATTGTTAAAAGATAGGATGGGCAATCCTGTAGAAGTTGTAACAATTAAAGACATAGGATGGTCTATAGGCCCTAATATAAATGCAGTAATACGATTAGGTTCAATGGAAGAAAAACAAATGTTGTTTAATACATTAATTTGTCCTAATGAAAATGTTAATAGTCAAAAACGTGGAGCTGATGGAGAAGTTGTGCCAAGATATATTGAAATGTGTCGTATTTGTAAAAATTTAAAGGCTAAACAAAATCGACTTGTTCAATCAGCATTAAAAATAATTGAACCAGAAATAAATTTAAAACATAATCTCATATATTATATTGATGAGGAAAATGAATTACCTTTTGAATTATCTGGCTTAATAGCTAATAGATTACTAAGTAGTTATAAAAGACCAGTGTTGTTATTAAAGCACTTTCATGATTATGAAGATAATACGATGCCAGATTGTTGGGCGGGTAGTATGCGCAGTATAACTGCTGAAGGATTTGAAGATCCAAGAAGCATATTTAACGAAATGACAGGAGTTAGAGAATTCGCTGGACATGCAGAAGCCTGTGGAGCAAAAATATTTAAAGACAGTTTTGATGGATTTTTAGCAGAAGCATATGAAAAGTTAGATAAGATAGATTTTGATAATCAACTTTATACAGTAGAAGCAGTAATCCCATGTCGACCTTTCAATGAGACACTAGGAAAACTATTTGCTCAAGAAGATATATGGGGAAGCGGAATTGAAAAACCTCTTATGATGATTACTGATATAGATTGTATCGGAGCTGAGTATATGGGAAAAGAAGGACAACATGTAAAAATCAATACACCCAAGATTGATATTGTTATATTTGATGATGTAGACTTAGTAAATAAACTAAAAGATAGTAAAAATTATACTATGAATGCCATCGGGACTATTTCTTGGAATGATTGGGAAGATCAACCTAAATTACAAATGATAGTAGACGGATATGAATTAATAGAAAAACAAGGCAACGAATGGAATGTATATGATTTTTAGGTTAATGTTTACATAATCTAGTTTTAAACATTATAATATTATTGTAAAACGAAAAAGGAGGATTAAAATGATTGAAAATTTAATAGACAAACATTTAAAAAAACAAGGTTTTATTAGAGTTCCTGCCTCTTGGTCTGACGATTATAAAAGATTAGTTGAAAAGCATTCTGCTGTATCTAAAGTCGTTAGAGAACTAGGAAGAGAATACAATGAGATATTAAGAGAACTTGCAGAGTGTAAAGGGAGTACTTGGATAAAAGACGCTTTAAAAGAGCTTGGAGTAGAGTTTAAAAAAGATATTAATAAAGAAGAGTTAATAAATCTTTATGTTCAAACATTCCAAGTTGAATTTGAAGATGACTTTGACGAGGAGATAACAAATGATAAGACTAATAAATAAGATATTGTCTGCAAAAGGAATGAAGGCAGTAACAAATGGTGAATATGAAAATATTCAAAAGTATCGTGTAGCTAGAGGAGAATTAAAACAGACTATAGACGATTACAATAAAATATTATCTCTTTTTGTAAAAAATGCTACAATAAAACAATTAAAAGATATTTTAAAAGAAAAAAATATTGAGGAAATTCCAATAGAAAAAAAAGAATTACAACTAAAAGTAAGTCATTTATTGCAAAAAGAATTTAAGTAAAATACTTGACTCGTCGTATCTATATATATTATAATTATATTGATAAAAAAGAATGAGAGGTATAATATAAAATGTGTTATTCGGGAAAATGTAAATATGAACAATACTGTGGAGATTGCGGATGGGATTTTAATCTTGGCAATGTCCCTTTAGATGCACTATGTTATCAACAAAAAATATATACCTGTCTAAATAGAGAAAGTGAGCGAGTAAAGGATATGAAGATATTAAATAAAAATAAAAAATTAAAACATTCAAAAATGTTCATCGATTTGGATAGCTACAGAAAAATATGTGAAAAGTATGGAACTACGCTTACAGAACACTTGGAAAGAATTGAACGTTATCAAAATAAAGATGATGTAACTCCAGATATGCAAGATATTTCAATTATGTATGACGTATATATGTACATCACAAAAGTAATCCGTCCAAGGAGGTAAAACGATGTCAGAAGAAGAAAGAAATAACATAAAGGTTATTGCTGGACATAACTCTAGTATTCTTCAACAGATAGAGAGACTACTCACTTTTGTTGGAGAAATAGGAGCAATAGGCGAATATGAAAAAAGAGGTTTCACTAGTATAAATGTTAATTTAGTTTTAAACGAAATTAGCAATAATCTTAATAATATAACTCAAAGTGTAAGAGTTATAGAACAAATGTCACAAGAATTATTACAAGAATATGACAAACCAAAAGAATAACTTTACAGTTATTCTTTTTTTATGATATAATATTTTTAGAAAAAGAGATTAAGAAAAAAGAATTTGAGGAGGAAACGATATGAGATATGCTAATTTACATTCCCATACAGATTATTCGAATACTAGGCTTATTGACTCAATAATTAAAGTTCCGACCTTAATAGATACTTCTCATTCATTGGGATTATGCGCAGTCGCTTGCACCGATCATGAATTTTTAGGAGGACATTTAAAAGCCTTAGAGTATTTGAAGAAGAAACAGTCTGAAAATCCAAATGACGAGACATGGCAAAATTTTAAAGTCGTGTTGGGTAACGAAATATATTTATGTCGTAATGGTCTAAACAAAGATACTGTTGAAAAAGGTGAAAAATATCCCCATTTTATTCTATTGGCTTTAGATAATGAGGGACATCAACAATTAAGAGAATTAAGTTCTAGGGCATGGGAAAGAAGTTATATGATGTTTTTAAAACGTGTCCCTACGTGGTATTCTGATTTAGAAGAAATTGTTATGCCAAATCAAGGACATATTATAGGAACTAGTGCCTGCATTGGAAACATATTGGGGATATGGTTTGAAAGAAAAGAATTTGATAAAGTAGAGCAACATCTTTTATGGTGTCAAAAAGTCTTTGGAGAAAACAATTTTTATTTAGAAATGTCTCCAGCAGCATATGAAGAACAGATTGAATATAATAAATATTTAATAGAATTACATAATAAATATAACATTCCTCTAACAATTGCAACCGATGCTCATTATGCTAGACCAGAAGATTTCCCGATACATGAAGCTTTCTTAAAATCAAAGGACGAGGAAAGAGAAACTGCTGATTTCTACCGATATACTTATCTTATGTCTTCTGATGAAATTTATCAACTAATGAGTTATCTTCCAAAAGATTTAATCACTGAAGCATTAAATAATACTATTTCTATCGCAGATAGAGTCAAGGGATATAACTTGTATCATGGACAAGTAATACCACGTTTACCCGATGATAGAGATATAAGTAATTTTGAATATTACTTAAAAACAAGTAGAGTAAATCCGAGATATGAATATATAAATAAATATATTACATCTCCTTATGAAGATGATCGTTATGGAGTATTTTTAGTATTAGATGCTTTGAAAAAAATGCAGTTACCACAAGAACGATTAGAGAGACATTTGAAACAAATTGAATTAGAATTGGAAGAGATGTGGGTAGTAAGCGATAAAATACAACAACGATTGATGTCATATTTCTTAACAATTAAAGTCGTAATAGAGAAAATCTGGTCTGAAGTCGGTTCGATAACTGGGGCCGGTAGAGGTTCTGGTCCTGCTAGTTTAGTATGTTTCTTGTTAGGAATTTGTGATGGAGATCCTTTGGAGCAGGGTTTCGATTTATGGTTTTATCGTTTTATACATCGAGAAAGAGCAGAGTTGCCAGATTGGGATTTTGACTCAGAAGCAAGTAAAAGAGAGACAATTTCACAGATGGTATATAAAATGTGTAAAGATATAGGCGGAGATTCTGTGTCGGTTTGCACTTTTGGAACAGAGGGTTCTCGTTCTGCAATTCTAACTGCTTGCCGTGGGATGGGGCTATCAAATGATATCGGACAATATCTTTCAAGTTTAATTGGGCAAAATAGAGGTTTTAGCTATTCACTAGAGGACACTTATTTTGGAAATCCAGATAAAGATATTCCGGCATCAAAAGACTTTAAAAATGAAATAGATAAATACCCCAATCTTTTTAAAACAGCATGCGCTATATCTGGTTTGATTACAAGACTTGGACAACACGCGTGTGGACATGTATTATATAATGAAAGTATTCACGATATGAATGCATTAGCAACAACGCCAAATGGAACGCGAGTAACTCAGTTTGATCTTGGAGACAGTGAGAAGATGGGATCAATCAAATATGATTTTCTATCAACAGATGCTTTAGATAAAATTCATGTTTGTATGGACTTATTAATAAAAGATGGATATATTGAATGGCAAGGAAGTTTGCGTGCGACATATAATAAATATCTTCATCCGGATGTATTAGATAGAACAACTAAAGAAATGTGGGAGATGTTAAATGCTGGTAAAATTATTAGTGCATTTCAAATGGATTCTGTTGTCGCAAAACAGACACTAGCAAGTATCCATCCATCTTCTTTATTAGAATTAGCAGCAACAAATAGTTTGATGAGATTGGTACCTGAAAAGGGTCACAAATCGCCAGCAGAAGAATATCTTGAATATAAATTAAATCCACAAAAATTAAAAGATGAAGTATATAGTCTTAATGGAACAGATAAAGAAAAAAAGATATTATATGAATATCTAAAGAAATATAATGGAGTACTGGAATCTCAAGAAAATATGATGCAAATAACGATGATACCAGAATTTACAAATTTTAGTTTTAGTGATGCGTCCAAATTAAGAAAAATTGTTGCCAAGAAAAAATTAAAAGAAGTAGATAGTTTTAGAGAATATTTTTTAAAAACCGGTATCGAAAATGGATGCTCAGAAGACATTCTTAAATATATATGGGATGTCCAAATTAAACGCCAGCTTGGATATAGTTTCAATCTTACGCATTGTACTTACTATTCTCTTATTGGATTGCAGGAAATGAATTTAGCTTATCATTACCCATCAATTTATTGGGCGACTGCTGTTATTACGGTAGAAGCAGGAGCATTAGGAGAAGAAGATAGCGGAGGAGTTAATTACGCCAAAGTAGCTGCCGCAATTGGACGTGTTCAATCAGAAGGGTACAAAGTAGAATTACCTGATATAAATATTGCTGAATTTGGTTTCGTTCCAGATGTACAAAAAGAGGCAATCGTATATGGATTAAAAGGTATAAGCGAAATCGGAGATGAGCTCGCAAAAAGGATAATTAAAGAAAGACCATATGATAGTATAAAAGATTTTATCATAAAGATACAACCACAAAAGAAACAAATGATCAATCTTATTAAAGCGGGAGCTTTTGATGCTTTTGGAGAAAAAAGAATTATTATGAATAATTATTTATTGTCGATAACCCCTCAAAAAACCCGAATAACGCTTCAAAATATGAATAGTCTTATAGAATATAATTTAATTCCAAAAGACCTAATTTCGTATAAATATTTATACAATTTTAATAAGTATCTAAAAGATTTAGAGATTCCGGAGGGATACCGACTAAACGAGAGAGCTATAAATTTCTTATGTAAAAATTTTCCAAACATAGATATTTCTTATGGTCTTTTAGATACAAAAGTTTGGAAGAAAATATATGACAATGAAATGACGGGCATAAAAGATTGGATGAAAAGCAATGAGGAAGAATTAATTCAGCAAATACAAAAATGTGATGTAAACAAAATCTGGGAACAATACTGTAATGGAAACGACAGTAGTTGGGAGATGGAAGTATTAGGATTTTACTACTCAGGACATGAATTAGATTCTTTAGAAGAAAGTCAAATAGATATTACACATCTAAAAGATGGAGATTACAAACATACTGTTTCCATTTGTGGAACTGTATTAGGCAAAGACGCTTACAAGCATATGGTTACATTATTAACCACTACTGGAGTTGTGACGTTAAAATTCACTGGAGAATTATTTGCGAATTATAATAAAATTATAAGTGAGATGACTGTCGAAGGTAAAAAAACATTAGAAAAATCTTGGTTTAATAAGGGAACTCTTCTAATTGTAAATGGATACAAATCTGGAGAAGTTTTTAGGGTTCGTTCATTATCTAAGATATTAGAAATAGATTCTTCAGGAAAAGTTAAATCAACTAAATATCGATATGGAGAGGGATAATTTTTATGATAGGAATTCTTGATTGGGATCTACTTTCAACAAAAAAATTCTGTAATTATAACTTCGGCGTTCTTCTTGTGAGCTCGTACTATTTAGAGCAGGGGATCAAGTGCAGATTAATATTAGACATAAGTTATGACAACTTAAAAAAATATAATAAAATATTTGTATTTAAAGATTATAAAACAAAAAGTGTCCCACTAAATTTTATTCCAAAATATTTATTTTTACCAATAGAGGAATATGGGGAGGGCTTCCCAAATAGACCTCAATTTCCAGATTTGCCCAAGATTATTTATACAAAAATTAACACGTATATTTATAAACCATTGTTGTATTACATTTCAGAAGGAGGGAAAAATTTTATCTTAGATAAAGATTGGAAAAGAGATTTTTTCCCCTCTAAACTTTTCTTTGAACAAGAAGGAGAACTCTTGCTAAGAGAAGAAGGAATACACAAAAAAATGTACATTTATGATAATCCCCTCTTATTTTTCAATTCTGATGTGGGGATTGAAAAGATGACAGAAATTAAAAAGAGTAGTATAATTAAATTTGTAAAACCCATTTGTATAAGTAAGATAGAACCTAAATATTGGGCGTGGTTATTTAATAATAAGACTATTCGAGGTTTTAAAAATAGTTTGTACGGAATTGAAGATGATCCTTATTGGATGGAGTTTTATGAATGGATTCAAGATCACCGCACTCCTGGTAATATAAAAATAACAATAAAAACTAAAACAGGAAAGGTGGAAACTTTAAAAAAACAAGGAGGGAAGATTTATGGAAACTATAGATTTGAAAGAAATGACAAAAGAGCAGTTAACAACTCTTTTACAGAAAAAAATATTCCAATTGGGTATGAATGGGTTACAACAAAACGATATAATGAAGGTAATCAACGAGGTAGAGAAAGAATTGGCGAGACGAAAAGAAGCAAATATCTCCCAAGCGAATACGCAAAAAGAAGAAAACAAGCAAGATGGAAATCTAACGCAATCCGTTCAGGAAGATTCTAATGAACAATAAACAACAGAATCTATACAATCTATTAGCAGAGCGAGGTTTCGAGATAACAAATATCGAAGATTATAAAAATGCAGACAGTTTATTAAGCATCATTTGTTCAATGGGACATCGTCAAACCGATACATTTAACAATTTTCAAAAAAATAATTGGGAATGTATAGAGTGTATCAAGGCAAAAGAAAAACAAATACGTTCAACAAGAGGATATTTGCTATCTCTAGATGCTGCAACTAACACAACAGGTTGGGCAGTATTAAATAAATACGGACAATTAATAAAAAGTGGATATTTTACTGCAGACAAAAAATTGCCCTTAATGAGAAGAATTAATCAGTTAATAGATGAGATAGAAAGACTAATAAAAGAATATCAAATAGAGATTTTAGCAATAGAAGATATACAACTAGAATACAATACTTTAGTATTTAAAACTCTAGCGATGTTACGAGGAATACTTTTTTATCATTTTGAATATGAGAAAGGAATAAAAGTATACTCTTATGGCGCAGATATGTGGAGAAGTTATTCAAACATAAGGGGGACAAAGAGAGAAGACAAAAAAGAAGCGACTTTAGTCAGAGCAAAGTTAATTTATGAAAGAGATTTTGAAGAAGATGAGGCCGATGCCTTGTTTCTTGGAAAATACGTTTATTCACAATTAGATAAACCAGAAGAAGAAATTCATGAATTAATAAATTTTGGAAAGGAGAAAAAAGAGCTATGAAAGAAAAAAAAGATTGGACAGGAAATAAAAAAAGTACCTTTGTAACTCTCGGAGCATCAAATCATACAGATCATTCCAGAGCTTGGTTGGATTTTTATGCAACTTCCCCAACAGCTATTACCAGATTATTAGAGAAGCATCAAATTCCGAGAATGCCAATATGGGAAATTATGGCAGGAGAAGGTAATCTAGAAAAGCCGCTAGAAGCGGCCGGCTATAGTGTTATCACGAGCGATATTGTAGAACGTAGAGAAAAATTAGACTATGTGGAAGACTTTTTTACAACTACCGAATTACGAGCTCCGATCATATTAACTAACCCAGCCTATTCTATCGCAATGGAAACTGTATTACATTCCATTGAACTTGGAGCGGAATATATTTACATGTTTTTAAAAACAACTTTTTTAGAAGGACAAAAAAGATACGAACAATTATTTTCTCTATATCCACCTAAGGAAATTTGGGTTTTCAGTGGAAGAGAACAGTGTGCAATTAATAATGACGAAAGAGAATTTCAAAAATCAAGTGCAGCATCTTATGCTTGGTTTATATGGGAAAAAGGTTTTAGGGGAAATCCAACGGTGCATTGGATTTAAGGAGGTGTGATATGAAAATAAAAGTTATAAAACGAAATGGAAATGTTGTAGATTTCAATGAAGAAAAAATCAGAAACGCAATAACTAAAGGTTTCTTAGATTATGGAGAAATAACTGAGGAAAAGAAAATATTTATTAAAGATGTAATAAAAGATATACAAACAGAAGCCCAAAAATATACGGATGGGATAGAAGTAGAAGAAATCCAAGATATAATAGTAGCTAAAATGAGAAAGGCTGGCTTTCGCAAAGTAGCAAAAGGCTATCAAGAATACAGAGAGAAAAGAGCAAAAGCTAGAGAATTAAGTAACGTTTTAGATATTCTATCAAATGAGGCAACAGAAGAAAAAAACGATAATGCGAATGTTAATGGTTACACTCCGTCTGGAAGACATCTACACATTTCTGAAGATGTAATAAAAAGTTATATGAAAAATTATTTTTTCTCAAAAGATGTTACAGAAGCGATAAATGCTGGGATTATTTATCCTCACGATTTAGGATGGGGAACAACAACAATGACTTGTGTTCAAATTGATTTACCAAAATTATTTAAAGATGGTTTTAGTACAGGACACGGATATTTAAGAGAGCCATCAAATATAAAAACCGCATTTTTACAATCTGCTATCGCAATACAGAGTAACCAAAATGATATGTGGGGTGGACAAAGTATTCCTAATTATGACTATGCTCTAGCTCCATATGTACTAAAAACTTTTAAGAAACATCTTAAAAAATTATTAGCTTATGAAGATGCTAAGAAACATGAGAGTGCTAGTATTGCTTTGGAACCATTATTAAAACAGGTAGACGAAATAAAAAGTATAGAAGATATTATACCAGGTTATGAGTACATCTGTAAGGCAGCATATGCTTATACTCAAGAAGACACTTTCCAAGGAGCAGAATCTTTGGTTCATAACTTAAACTCAATGGCATCTCGTGCTGGTTCACAAGTTCCATTTAGTAGCTTAAATTTTGGAATAGATACAAGTCCAGAAGGAAGAATGGTATCAGAGTATCTATTAAAAGCCCAAATGGCAGGTTTAGGAAAACACGAAACACCAATATTTCCAATCTTAATTTATACATTAAAAAAGGGTGTTAATTTTGAAAAAGGAGATCCGAATTATGATATCTTCAGATTGGCAATGGAATGCTCAAGTAAGAGATTATTCCCAACTTATGCTTTCGTTGATGCAAGTTTTAATTTACCATATTATGAAGCTGACCCATATTACGGGATCATAAACACCATAAACACATCCTGTGGTGTAAAAACCCACTTAAACGGAGAAAGTCCTTATAGGATAACTTACCGTGCTAAGACTTACTTAAATAAAGGTATATATGCAGCCTAAAGAATGTATATTTAATAATAATTATTTAATTTATCCAGATGGAAAAGTGTGGTCTAAACAGACGCAACGATTTATAAAAGGAGATACAAATAATATCGGATACAAACGAGTGATATTTTGTCCAGAGAATAAAAGATATTTCATTCACAGACTCGTGGCTATTCACTTTGTAGAAAATCCTAATAAGCTTCCAATAGTTAATCATCTTGATGGAAATAAATTGAATAATGATTACACAAATCTTGAATGGTGTTCAAGAAGTGATAATGACAAACATGCTTATAAACTTGGATTAAGAAAGTGTAATTTGAAACAAGAAGTAAATCGTAAGCCAGTTGGTCAATATGATAAAAAAGGTAATTTAATAAATACTTTTAAGTCAGCGACAGAAGCGGCAAATCATATTGGAGGAACGGCGCCAATGATAAGGCGTGTATGTCAAAAGCATAGAAAATATGCATACAATTATAATTGGAGATATTTAAGTAAGTAAAGCCTAACGACTAGCGAAAACAAACCAACTAAAAGGAGTTGGTGGGAATGAGTAGCGTAAGACAGTTAATACTGTTTGAAAAGGTGGGACACCTCACCAGAAACGAGGTGTATGATATAGTCTGAACTATATAGTAATATATAGATTAACAAACGACATGGGGATGTCGTACAAGAGTCATGGCTAATGTTAATGGTCGTGAGGGAGCATTTGGAAGAGGTAATATTTCTTTTACGTCTATTAATCTACCGTTATTAGCTTTAAGAGCAAAAGGAAATGTTGATAAATTCTTTAAAGAATTGGATTATGCTTTAGAAATTGCTGACAAAGAACTGCTAGAAAGATATGAAGGACAGTGCCAAAATCGTAAATATAATTTTCCAAGTCTAATGGAGCAAGGAATTTGGCTTGGTTCAGACGACTTAGCACCAACAGATGAAATAAGAGACGTTGTTAAACAAGGAACTCTATCTATAGGTTTTGTTGGTTTGGCAGAATGCTTAATTGCTTTAACTGGAAAGCATCATGGAGAGTCTCAAGAATCTAATGAATTAGGATACAATATTATTAAGTATATGAGAGATTACTGCGATAAAAGGATCAAAGAAACTCACTTGAATTTTAGTTGTTTAGGAACACCAGCGGAAACATATTGCAAAACAGCGTTAGAACAAACTCGTAAGCAATTCGGAATTATTCCAGGGGTAACAGATAGAGCATACTTTACCAATAGCTCACATGTACCAGTGTGGTACAATATCTCAATTGCAGATAAGGCAAGAATTGAAGGAAAATATCATAATCTTGAAAACGCAGGTCACATATTTTATTGTGAAGTTGATGGAGATATTTCAAAGAATATCGATGCTTTTGAAAACATACTGCATATTATGTCTGATGCTGATGTTGGATATGGAGCAGTTAATATAGGAGTAGTTGAGTGTACGGTTTGCGGATGTAGTTGGAGAGGAAGTAACGATGTACATGTTTGCCCAGGATGTGGCAGAGATGAGAGAGAACCAATAGATTAGTAAGGAGGGATAAACAAATGGAAAAAGAAACTTTGAAAAATAAAATAAAAAGAATTATACCTTTTAGAAGAATTCAAAGAATAACTGGTTATTTAACGACTCCTGGTCGTGAAAACGCTGGTAAAAAAGCAGAAATAAAAGATAGAGTAAAGCATCAAAAGATTGAGGAAAAAAGCAGTGAAAAGGAGGCTTAAAATGATATCTTTCTTAAAAATTGCTTTTCCAGCCTTAATGGTAACTGGAGCTCTAGGAAGTCTTGTCGTAAACATTATTAGTAAGGGAGACAAAGCTACGTCATTACAATGGATAGGAGCAAGCCTTCTCTATACTGCTTTATTATTTAGAAACAAATAGGGTCTATAAAAGACCCCTTTATTATACGTATAAGGAGGATTATATGGCAAAATTATTTTTTAGATATGGAGCAATGAATGCTGGCAAAAGCACAGCTCTTTTACAAGTAAAACATAATTATGAAGAACGTGGTATGTCAACATTATTAGTAAAACCAGCCATTGACACAAAGGGTGCGGATAAAGTTGTTAGTCGAATAGGAATAAATGCGTCTGTTGATATATTATTAGATAAAACAGACGTCATAATGACAAAAGTACCCCCTCAAAAACCAAACGCTATTATTGTTGATGAAGCTCAATTCTTAACAGCTCAACAAGTAGATGAACTTTATTTAATAAGCAAGATATATGATATAAGTGTTTTATGCTATGGATTAAGGACCGACTTTCGCACAAACGGTTTCGAAGGTTCTACTCGTTTATTAGAAATAGCTGATGATATTGAAGAACTAAAGACGATATGTGCTTGTGGTAAAAAAGCCACTTTTAATATTCGTAAAATGAATGGTACACCAATGTTTGACGGGGAACAAGTTTTAATAGATGGAACGGATAAAATTGAATACGAAGCCGTATGTGGCAAATGCTTGATTAAACAAAAAGGGAGAGTGAGATAATGGCAAAAACTGAAATATTAGAATATAATGTTAATTGGAATAGCATAAAAAGAGCTTGCATGAGAACTATTGGTAAAGATGCTGGAGATAAAGAACCACCAGAAACATGGAAAAAGAAAATTTTAATTTGCAGACATAGTCCAATAAGAAAAGGGTGGATCACTTGGAAATGGTCAGATATTCCATACGCAATCAGTACCCACTTTGCACGCCATCACGAGGGTGCTGAAAAATATATATCTACTTCTAGAGCAGATAGAACGGAAATTAAAGACAGATCTCAACGTAGTCAAATGGATTCGGTCTCTATGGAAATGGATGCGAATATCGAGGGCTTAATCAACATTGCTGGTCGTCGTTTATGTACTTGTGCAGACCCTACTACTAGAGAATATACTGAAGATTTACGTGAACAAATAGAAAAATATGATGATGCTATCGCATGGGCAATGGTGCCACAATGTGTTAGAGCAGGCGGATGTTGCGAACCTTTTTCTCAATGCAAACATTATGAAAATTTTGCTAAAACGCTATCTAAAGAAGAACAAATGGATTTAGTAACAAGATTAAATAAATATAACGAATACCGTGGTAAGATTTTATCTCTTACTAAAAAGAAACAGGATTAAACCTGTTTTTTTATTGACACAATGTCCTTTTTTTTGTTATAATATATTTGAATAAAGAAATGTAAAGGAGAAAAATATGCAAAAAGATGTAGAAGGCTTTTTAGAAAAGCTAAGTAAATTAAGTTTATCTTATGGCATCGCAATAGGTGGATGTGGATGCTGCGGTTCTCCGTATTTAATAAATACAGATGGAGAGACTGAAATAAACGGTCTTCAGCATGATGAATTAGAGTGGAACGAAGATCATTACATAATAAAAAATATATATGAAACACCAGAGGAAATGAAAGTAGAATAGGGGGTAAATTATGCATGCAATAGTAGCAGTTATACATCGAGAACAACATCTTGACGAAGAATGGTTTTCTAGATTTTGTTGGGATAATTCAAACTATTATGAAAAAGCATATCGAACAAATAGTTTAGAAGAATCTTTAGAACAAGTAGAAGAGTACATTTCTTATCTTAAGAAGAATAAACAAGAAGACCATGACTGGTATGACGCAGAATTGACAGAATTGATGTCCAAAGAAACAGAACGTGAAAGAATTGAATTTGTTGCCGATCGAGACGGGTGTTATGTAGATGATAATAATAGAATATATGAAGAATATAATCCAAATGGTTTTTGTGATTGGTTTGTAGTTGGAGGACGCTGGAGTAATTTACTTGAAAGTTATAGAGGAGAAAAGGCGGACACAATGAAACTGAAAGACTTTATGGGATTTTCTGAACCTGAGTTCAACTCTCCTTATGGCGTCGTCTTAGAGTATAAGGGCGAAGAATGGCTTGAAGAATTAGGACAAAGTGAAAAAGAGTGGTTTGATGTTTTAAATGAAGCTCGAGATTATAGTGATTACGAAGGAGAAGATTTGTATATCACGATGGTAGATATCCATCAGTAGGAGGAAAT